AGGAACTCAGTGTATCCGTGGATACGGTAGCCGGAACTGAAGACCTTGATCAGGTGGCCAGTGTCCTGACGAACGATGCCCTTCATGTTGCTGTTGGTGGCGATGCTTGACTCACCGTTAGCACCAGTGTAGATAGCCTGAACCTGACTGGCTTCCACCAGCGGAACCGAGAGAACCTTACGAATCTCTTCGATCGGAACCGGCCCGCTGAAGTGCGAACCATCGGTCATGTGGTTCTCAGCAGCCCACCATGCGGGACCGTCTTGGCTGGTGTAGCCAATGCGAATGTTGTTCCGTAGCCATTCCATCGTCTCTGCGGACATTTTGCATACCCTCTTTCATTGGGTGCGTAGCCAGTGTGGCGTTTTGCGTGGTGAGGCTTGGAGTTGAACCAAGCTTGAGCGTGTCTGGCATCTTAACCAGCCTGTCTCACCCTTCACGTTACCCGCGCTTGCCAAGCCGTAGGGACTTTCGGACCTACAGCCGGTAGCCTTCCAGTAGCACTACCTTAACGGTTGGTTGGCTTTGCAACGTTACTCACCGTGTGTCAGATTCTTTCAGCTTGAGAATCTGGAATCGCTCTCAGGATTTACAACCCTCACGCCTGCCGTGTGATCTAGCATCTGTTTCTTAGCGTGTGCCGGTTTACGTTCAGCGCTTCCGCGCCCCACCTGACCCTATTGAGTTTTGCGAGCTTCCCGGCCATACCCACGAGCCTCTAACTGAGCTTCGCTGGCGTCTGCCTGGCGGCTTCGCTGTTCTGTTTTGCCCTACACCAAGAACAATACTCCGATCTGGCAGTTACGCAAGTGGGCTCTGACCTGCGCAAACGTGCATAAGGCCAGGTCAGAGGCTTAAAAAGAATCTCAAGAATCTTTTTGTGACCTACATCACATGCCCTGGCCGTCCTTACCTACCCGCGCTCACGTGAGCGTGTGCGCTCACACGCGCGCTCACGCGCGTAGGCACACTTCAGCCAGCATGTCAATCGAACATGGCAAGTTTCTATCGAACGTAAGTTACTGGTTAGCAAGGCTAACATAAAACATGCTCTGACCTGGGAAAATCCCTAACGGAAGGTGGTTGGTCGGATAGTACCTAAGTGGCCCTTCGAGCCGTCTACGGCCTTCTCAGAGCCATACAGGGCTATTCACGTTTCTGTGACATCTGGCTACACAATGTGTTAGCTCGATCAGGCGTTCGATATTCCCGACCAAGGCAGTAGGGAGTCTGACTGATCGTTCAGTTGTCTATCGCTTTGGTAGGATTCAGAGGATTCGCAGATGTCTACTGGATTGGTAGGATACGTTTCCTATCGGAGTAGTAGGGAACTGTGATCCACGTCACATGTGATCTGAGTCACACTAAAGCCTACCGGCTCGATAGGAATTTGACTGGTTGTTCAGTTGTCTACCTTCCCGCTAGGGAATTGAACCTACCAAACCCGACCAAGATTGTAGGGATTGTGCCGTTCGGTTGGAAGTAAGCTCCGAACTTCCTACTTACCTGGTAGACAATTTTCAGGGCAGGTTCCGGCCCCCGCCCCGTGGCCTTGGCCCGATCGCTCTGTGCTGGCGCACTCTCTGTTAAGACCAAACCTACACGCTGGCGCGGCTGGTGTCAACTAAGAATGCAAACGGCCCGCTACCTTCTCAGGTGCGGGCTCGTTTCGCTTGCTCAATCAGTAGAGCTTGACGAAGCCCTTCAGCTCACCATCACCGTGAACCGTGACGGCTTCGTGAACAGCGCCAGGTTCACCAGCCTTCACGACTTCATAGGTCGGTGGCTTGCCCTGAAGCTCTGCTATCAGTTCGGCTACGGTCATGACGTATGTCCCTTCGGTAGGCTGAAGCCTACGCCTAGTGCCTGGCCCTTCCTGGCCTGGCGCACATGGTGAGTCACAACGTTGATGGCGTCATGCCACCGTGAGAAGTGCCAGACCGTAGAACAATCACACACAGCGGCCCAGCGGCCATCAGATGTGTCTTTGCTGATTCGTCCACGGTGAGTCACGCGGCGTACCTTTCAAGATCACAGCGGCCCTGAAGACCCAGAGCCACGTTCCTTTTGGTGTACCTGTAAGCCTCAGCGCGCGTCATCGGCTTGGTTAGTCCGATGTCAGCCTTCGGCCTGGCCTTCTGGCCAGAGTCGATTACGGCGGCTAGCTCGTAAGCCAGCTCACGGCACAGGGATACGCCTAGCGGCGTCTGTGCGCGCTTCTGGCGGCTCTTCGGAACCACGGCTTGTGGTTGTGTGTAGTGGCGCTGTTGTGCCCTACGCTGGCGCTCAGCGTTCGGCACGCACCGATCACAGCGGCGTTGCTTGCCGAAGGCGGCAAACCACGCTTCACAGGTGATGCACAGCTTGGCCTTCGATCCTGGTAGCTCAGGAACCTTGGCCTTCCGATCGAATCCGTAAATCTCCACTCGGAACCACCACTTCCCTTCCGTTCACCATGATCAGAAGGTTCTGAACTACGCTCAGGTTGCCGTTGATGATCACTTCAACTGAGCCGTTCGGCTGTTCGGTCACGCTAGCCCAACCGTCATTACCGTGTTGGCGAAGCGTGGTGCCAGCACCATGAACGTTAGCCATCTGAACCCCTTCTTACGCTGGTGCGCTTGGTGCGTCTTCACTCGTGAAGTCAACGAGCGGCACGCTCTGAGCGGTAGACAAAGCCTTGTCCCGTAGCGTCTTGAATCCGCGCTCAGTCTGGTCACTGTGACCGAAACGGACAGACCACGCAACATCACAGTCAGCGCAATACATGCGAGTTGAGCCACCACTAGCAAGCTTGGCCAGCTTGCCACAATTCCAGCAATGGTAGTTCTGAACGTCACCAGTATCAGGCCACAGGGCTTGGCTTGTCTCCATCATCAACGCTCTTTAGTATGAGTAGGAATCGGCATACACAACCGATCGGATCAGTACACACGATCTCTTGACTCAGTGGCTCTTGCTCAAGCCTGGCTTCAGCCTGGCTTGCTCCACACAGGCAACAGCGCGGCTCGATCCTAACCAGTTGCATTGGTGTCTTCGATCAGCGCCATGTTCAGCTCACCAGTTGGGTTGGTCTTGTGCTGGCAATCGCACCACGTACCGCCACGGCACTGAGCGTGAAGCTCAGCGGCGTTCTTGATCAGGACGGCTTGAGCCTCTTCAGCGGCGTTGCGCGCGGTTGTGGTGAGGATACCGCCACGAGTGCAAGGGATACAGATCATGATTGTTCGTCACCCTTCTTATCCGTGATAGTCAGCTCAAGCTTGGCTTCCAGCGGGTAGCCAGAACTGAACGTCATCTTGAATTCAAACTCTTTCACCGTGAATCGCTCTTCAGCGAAGGCGATAGCCTCAGCGGCTCGTCTCAAGAGTGCTTCACGGCAAGGCTTGTATTCCGAGCATTCATCGAGCGGCTGAAGCATGATGCTAAAGGTTACGGAATCAAACACCTTGAAGGCTGGCGTTATCCCTGTGTAACCAAACTGGTTGAACAGATCGAATGTCTCAGCGGCCCAGAAGGGCGGCTCACTCGAAGCCCTGGCCATCAGTCCCTACCCTGAAGCATAAGCGCAATGCCGTTAGACACACGCGGAAGCACGCACAGTTGGCCACCGTAAGCTGTGACTTCGAGTGAGACACGATCACGGCCACTGGCCTGATTGCGGTTGTGGTGAACTTCGATCAAGTCTCGGTAGTCTTCACGATCCTTGCCAAGGTAGAACTGAACCGTAGCGGAATCAGGAAGGCTGACGGCCGGATAACCGACCTTACCGTCAAGCATGAGATTCGAGCCAGGGTGAGCCTTGCTCACGCGGTCAAGTTCCTTGTGAACTTGATCGAGCGCCATCTTCAGGCTTCCGATGTACTCGATTGCCCACTTCGGAAGACGCTCCACGCTTCCGCGCGGCTGTGGAAACAGGAAGCTGGCACTCATGACTGAACCCTTCTGTACTTGGCGCGTAGCTGTGGCCGTAGGCCAAGCCTGACGCACATCTGATACGCCTGGCCGTAGACGGCTTCAATGCCGTTACGCTTGCCTACGTTCGTGGAAGAGCCAAGTTTGCCAAGGTTGGCTGTGGCAGTATCGAGCGCGCGAAGTGCGCGCTCTTCCTGATCGTTCATGGCACCAGCCTTCCATTGGCTTCAAACGCCTTGTGAGTCACAGGCAACACATCGGTGAAGAACTCTTCAACCGCCATGGCATAGGCCATGATCTCTGACTGTGCTTCTAGCGAGTTGCGAAGACTCATGAAGTTCATCAGTGACCGGGCATTCACCGTGAAATAGAACGTCTTGTAAAGCGCCAGCGTCAGCACGATTCGCGCTCGTTCCTTCGGCTCACCAGCGGCCAGAAGACGCTGATACCGCTCGTAAGCTTCCCGTGAAGCATCTTCGTATTCACGGAACAGCGGCGTCATTGCGAAGGAAGGGTTGTAGAACTCTTCATGCATCTCTGACCAGCGGCCTGACTCTTCGTTGTAGCTGGCCATACGATGCCGTTCCCATTGCTGGACAATGAACAGCGGCGCTTTGACTCGGAAGGTGAACACCACGTGTTCAAAGGGTGAGCCGTGGCGATTCGTCATCAGGTACGTGATCAGCTTCTTATCACGCATGGCCAATACTTCGCTGTGCTTCTGAAGGGACACACGAGCGGCGTTCACGATGGTGAGATCACCACCAAGCCAGTCAAGAAGCTCAACAGTTCCGATGTCATCGTGAAGCGGGAACTTCACCAGTAGCGGCCTTATGTGGCTCAGCTCAAGCGCGCACTTCGGGCACAGCATCCCAAAGGGAAGCTGATTGCCACAGTGTGAGCACAGGTCAAGGTCTGGATAGGTTCCCATCAGACAACTTCCAAGTCAGCGTTCCCGTGAGCGTCCCACCGAAGACGCACCTGAACGGGCACCAGAGGCGGAATCTTCGGCCCTTGGATACCGAACCTAACGAAGTCGGGAAGTTCCCACACGGGCAAGCCTAGCGCGTGGTGAAGGGTGATCTCAGCCTTCGCACCTGCCGAATTACGCCAGTTCTCAAGAGCAATCATGCCCTGGCTGTGAGCCAGAATCCACGCCATGTCAGCGGCCAGGCCAAGCCTGATGTCTTCGCCTTTGACTTCGTGTTCACGATCGTAACGGGCAGGATTGAAGCACTCACAGCCCATGGCCCTGATTACCTCTTCGGCTTCGTCAAAGAGCGCGTGACCGAAGTCTTCCAATCCGCGCATCTGGCCACCAATATAAAGCCTCATGAGTTAGCCTCATATTCCTTGCGAATCTCCACGTATTCGGCTGCGGTGATGTTGAAGAACACGGCTGCGGCGTGGTCTTCATCGTCCATACCCGCATACCATTGCATGAAGTGACGAAGGGCTGAGCCACGGAACCTGGCCCACTCACGCCAGGTTCTAGCCTTTTCCCAATTCCGAACGCCGTACTTCTTAGCGCCACGAGTCATTAGGTTGGCCCACCGTGTGAGCATCTGATCTTCAAAGGCCACGCCAATTGGCTGTATCAGATCGAACGCGGGCTTATCCGTGTTCACGTCACGAACCATGCCAGAGCCGTAAGCCTGGCGCTGGCCAGAATCCTTCGTAACGAAGTCACGATTCACGCTTGCCTGCCCTTCGGTATCTCGATCACCTGTGATGGATCAATCCGGCCGTCACCAGGTGCCTTGCCGTTGAAGTCGTCTTCACGGGCTTGGTGTATCTCGCCTAGAACACGGTCTACAACAGTCCTAAAGTCGGCATCCGAAGGCAACACGCCAGGGATCGGAAGGCTACCGGCTATCGGCTCACGGCCCAACAGCTTGTGCCTGAGCGTGAGAAGCAAAACCCACGCTGGCGCTAGTTGCTGGCCACCTGGCATCACCAGAATGGTTAGCTGGCCGTGGCCACCGATGGCGTAGCCAACTTCAGACTTGTCTACGCCAAGCCTGGCACAAGCCTTCGCTAGCTGATCCTTAACCACGCTTTCAACGTGCTGGCTGATGTTAATCACTGTGTGCCTTCCTTTGACGCTCGTAGTTCAGAACAGCCTTGCTCAGGTTGGGTGAAGACCTGTTAGGACGAAACTTTGGGTTGGAATCGAATTCACATGGCTCAGAGCAATAGTCGTCACCATCGGCGCGCGGCTTGAAGTAGCGTCCGCACTTGCTGTTAGCGCATCGGCGCTCTTCCATCACGGTTGACACGCCATCGAATAGCAAGCCGTTTAGAACGCTAAGATCATTCGTGGCAAACCCTGGCCTTCCGCCATACCCTTCTATCCTCATGTGACACGCTCCAAAGTCCAGTGCTCGTAGCTGATGTGGCCGTTCGGCCACACGATCGCAATGGGACGCTGAAGGGATCGAGCATAGCGAATAGTGTTCCACGTACCGCTATGGCTGAACTCTTCCTTAATCCCACGCGGGCAACCAACCAGCGCGTCACCTTCGTGAACAATCTCCTGATCTCTTTGAGTGTAAGTCTGTTCCTGCCACCAGTGGTCTAGGTGATCACCGACAAAGGCACGGTACTTGTAATTGCGTGGCGGATGAATCTCTATGTGAGCGCCAAACGCGCGGCCCAGATGATAGAGCTGTTCATCAACGCCTATGCAATCTCCTGTGTGAAGTTCTGTGATCGGATACCGTGACCAGAGCCAGCCAACTGACGCTATCTGAAGATGCGTGGCACCTTTGCGCGTGCCAGTCTGGCCCCAAATCATTACGGTTCCCAGAGCTGAGGCGGATTCAGCCAGCCAAGCTCATTGAGCTTGAGCCGTAGCGCTTGGTGCTGGCGCACATCACCGATGACACGAGCGCGGGTAAGGTCAACGCGCTCAAGCCTGTTAGCGGCGCGCCAGGCGTTCTGACTCATGCCCACCTTCGGCGCTTCGATACCAAGCATCTCTGACAGGTTTTGCTGGCTCTTGCTCACGCCTTGAATCTTGACGAGATCATTCTTGGTGTCAATCGTCAGCTTGGCATCAAGCGCGGGAAGTCCGAACTCAGCCATCATCGCGTTGATGCGCGGTAGATCGTGGTTCCTGATGTAGTGGCCAGTGACGATATCGGCTTCGTCCCACATACGCCTGAACATCTGAAGCATGTAAACGGGATCGGTACGGCCAAGAAGCCACACCTGAACAGGCTCGTCTAGCCCGAAGCTGGCGGCTATCGCGGTCAGCTCTGACGTGGTGAAGTCTGGCCCAATCCAGCTAAGCGGCCTTGACTCAGTATCGAAGTCAAGAATTCGGGCAGGTTTCAGACTAAGCTTCATCGAGCACGCTTCCAAGGGTGATCTCAAGAGGCTGGCCAGCGGCCAGCGCTCGATTGATTCGGTCTTCCAGCTTAGGAAGCTTATCCGCTAGCTCAGCGTCAGCGGCAAGGCTGTGCTTCAGCCTAATGGCCGTTCGTGCGGCCTTCAGGATAGCGGCCTTCTGAACTTCAAGCTCTGTTAGCGCTTTCACCTGTTACCTCTTCGTGTGGCTTCGTAGCGGGCATCTGTCAACATGCCCTTAGCTGTTTTCTTGTAGCGGGCTTGTGCGGCCCGCTTAGCCGCTGATGACTTGTGGTTGCCAGTGTGGCCGTCCCTTCGGCCGCATTGCCTACCATCTGTCATTAGATGACTCATGCCTTAGAAGTCTCCGAGACTGGCCACCACTCGGTAACATACAACGCTCTGAACCTGATCTTACCGGGAAGACCAAGAGCCTTCTTGCGTGCCTTCAGGCAATCAAGGTTGCCTGTCTCTACGATCTTCCCACGATGCACACGAGCGTACTGGTAGCCTTCCCACTCGATCGGCGCACCGTTCACCATCGTTGCCATCAGTCGTCTTCTCCGTCTTCGTCATCGGCTGACCATTGCGCTTCAAGCTCTTCAGCGCGGCCAGCGGCCACCATCGAACTCACGTCTTCGCCTTCAGGGCACCTGATGACACGAGCACGCCAGCCAAGGGAACTAGCAATCTGTTTCCCTAGTTCTTCGCCTGGCCGTAGGCCAGTCTGGCTGTTCACCTTGTCACCATCGGTGAATACCAGCACGTTCTGAAAGTTCTTGAAGAGTGATGCCCAGATACCGCTGTGCTTCTTCCACGCTTCAGAGCCAGGGATTCCGATAGTCGGGATACCAAGACGCTCTGTGGCGCATATGGCGTCAGCTTCGCCTTCGGCTATGCCAATGGTCATGTCAGCATCAAAGTAGGCTTGCACGTTGTATAGGCGTAGTTCCTGGCCATCATGAACCAGGTTCTTGCCACGGCCATCTGTGTCAGGCGTCAGACGCCTGAACTTCAAACCCTTAACACGCGCTGGCGTTATGTAGGGGAACACGAGCATATCTTGGAAGATGTGATCACCTGGCAACGGTTCGATAACCACGCCAAGCATGTAAGCCTGAGCAATGCTGAAGGCTTCAATGCCATGGTTAGCCAAGTATGTCCTTCCAGCGCTCACGGCCCAATGGTCGGCGTTGGCTGGATTTAGAAACTGATCGTTGTACTCTCGTGACGCTCGTGCCAAGTACCGATCGCGCGAATTCAATTGCTTCTTCCCTTCCGATTGATTCCTTACGCATGATCAGGCTGATAGGGCTTCCAGCGTAGGGACACGCCAGGCAGTTGAAGGCGTTCAGTCCTTCGTTGATGCCAGCGCTAGCGGTCTTGTCATCGTGGAAGGGACACTTCATCTTCCGCCAGCCTACGTGGCCTTCTGGCACTTGCCAGTCTGGGAAGTAGTGGCGGATTACGTCAGCTACCGTCAGCTCTGGCGCGTCGGATTCGGGCATGGCTTGATCCATCCACAGCTAGCGAAGTGGCAGTTCGGGCAGAGCCTAGCGGCCCTGTTCCTAGCGCGGGCATCCGCGCGGCTTCGCGTGGGTCGGCCCTTCGGTGGCGTCAGGCTGGCTTGGCTTCTGGTCTGGTGTGTCACCTTCGTACTCCGTTCGTGTGTGCTTACCTGAAGGTCTACGAGCTAAGCGAGCTTCACAGTCTGTTTCACAGCAAGGCAGGATGAACCGGCACTTAGGGTTAGCACAGCGCCACTTAGAGCCGTAGGGCTCAAGATCAGCTTCCTGGCAGTTGGGACATTGCATCTGACTTCATCCGTGTCTTCACCGTTCGGACGCTCGAAGGCGTCACGTCCCAACCGTGTTCACCCAACCACTGAGCCACCACGGCCGAACCTACGGCTTCGCCTAGCTCAGCGAAGGCGATACGCACAGCCTCAGCCTTGCTCTGAGCCATGCTCAGGGCTTGGTGTGTCTTCGGTGGCTCAATCTCTGGCACGGGCTCAGGCTCGATCTGAGCGGCTTCTAGGGCTAGCTCAGCCTCTTGTGCTTCCCACAGCGTCAGGGCTTGGTCAGGCTCGTTCACGCCAAGCCACACAGCACGCCTGAAGACGAACCACGAGCGGCCAGGCCACATGGCCCACCGAAGGAAGCCAAGCTTCACAGCGCGGTCAGGTAGAAGCCTTCTGGCCTTCAGGATGTCTCGGCTCTGACGGCGTGAGTAGATGCCCCACAGCCACGGGCTAGCCACAGACATCAGGCCAGTGGCCACGGCTTCAAAGGTTGGCGTCATGCCTGGCCCGGCATAGTGCGAATAGTTCATGAATCCGATAGCCAGACCGAAGACGTAGCTAGCGATGCGAAGACCATAGGCTGAGTCACCAGAAGTAAGAGCCTGACCAGCCATATACGCAAGGAACAGAGCCACCGATTCAAGAGCCAGGGCAAAGATCACCTGACCTGGCGTCAGCCAGTTCACATGCTCGTGGATGTAGGCATACTGGCCACCGAAGGCCACGATGTTGACCAGTAGTAGCGGAATCGCTGTGACGATTGCGCGCTTCCTGGTTCGCTTGCTGGCCATTACTTCACTTCCTTGAATTTGTAGACCGTTACGTTACCCATGCGGCCCCAATAGTCATACTGAGCGGTCTTCGGCCACTCAGGGAACGGATCAGGGTTGGCTGGCTCGATCAAGTTCACTTCAGCGGGAACAGGGAAGAGCACAGACAATCCCATCCACGCCATAGCACAGAACACCACTCCGTGACGCGGCCCATCAATGAACATGGCCACCGTGTTACTTGTGTCAGCCACGGCGGCACGCTTCCCACTCAGGGTGACGCTCAGTGCTGGCCTTCCTGATCACAACCATGTTGTCAGGCTGAATCAGACGCACCTGTTCACCCTTGACCCGATGCTCTGACCAGTAGTGCGTTCCCTGAAGCCACTCACCGATCACCAGTGGATCGTTGGACCTATCGTCACCTTCCCAACGCGGCGTCTGGGTTGTGATCTCGGTAACCTCAGCCATGTTCATGATCTGAGTTGAGCCAGAACGGACACAGTAAACCACTGTGTCTCCGCACTCGATTAGCTGGCCGAATGCATCCTTAACATCCATCGTGTTCTGTCCCTTCGTCTTGGTTCAGTTCTGAAGTCTCTGAGCCTGGTTCTGTTCCGGTAGGCTCATCTTCTACCCACTTGTAAACCCTGATGGTGACGAACTCAGCGTCAGGCACCTTGGCCAAAGCGTAGTCAAGGCCACGCTCAAGAGCACGAGCGCGGCCCATATAGGTACTATTGACCATATCGAGTGTAGTTGTGATCTCGTTACTTACTAGGCGGCTCATAACGTTGAATCCTTCCGTAGCTCGTGTTCAGGCCAGGATTGGCCCAACGCCTGAGCTTGCCTAGGAACTCGTCAGACTTCTCAAAGAGCGCGGCACAGGCGATCAGGAACACCATCGGTATGACTGTGATTGACCAGTAAGCGGCCACCACGAAGTGACGCCAAGACAACGGTTCCCGCTTGTCCTTCCAGACTCTTACAACGCTCACTTCAGCACTTCCCTAGCTGGCGGATTACGGAGGTATGCGGCTATTGAATCGAAAACTTCGGGATCATCACCAGCGCGGCCAATCCAGTTGTTATGCATAGAGCACATCAGGCCACGCACAGCCAGGCGTGTAAACCCTAGCTTGTGGTCATGCTCCACGGCCAGGAACTTTGTCCGGCCGTTAGCACGGCAACCCTTGACTGGACACTTCCCGCCTTGTGCATCAAGCAAGAGCTGATATTCACCTGGCCGAAGGCCATAGGTCTTGATCACGCGGCCTTCGTGTGCCCTAGCCCTTTGCTCACGCTTATTGATGACTTCACACTTGAAGCAATAGCGCTTACGCTTTGCTACACGGTTCTTCGTCAGCTTATTTGAGCATCGGGCACACGAACGGCTCACGTTCATCTGACTCAGCCCAACAGGACTACGCCAGATGCACACTCGATGAACACCATCAGGCATCCAACGACTGTGAGATAAAGCGCTTGGCCGTTACTGGTGGAAGGACTAACCACCACTGACAGGATGCCAAGCACGGTCAGGAAGGCGATCAGGAGAAGGCCAGCGGCCAGAAGAGCGTTCATCGCGTGAACTCCCAAAGGTCGCACTTGTCACGCCACGCGGTCTGGCTGAAGCCCTTCGGGCAACCCCATGCGTGCCAAAGGTCGCCATTCTGCTTTTCACCAGTGACGTAAGCGGCCACCATGTGACAGTTGCACTCTGGTGCATTGCGCTTGCCGAAGACCCACGACTTCCCGCGCTCGTCTTCGTACTCACCAGACTCAGGGATGTCAGTAGCGGCGCGCGAAGCGCGATGCCTGGCACGGTCAGTAGCCTGGCCACCAGAACGCGGCTGAGACGAACGGCCCTGAGTACCGCCACGCGGCGCTGAGCGGCCCTGTGGGCGGCTCTGAGCGCGGCCACGCGGCTGTGAGTCATCGGCCCACGGATCACCGTCTTGTGGCTCGTCAGGCGGCGGCGCGTCATCATACGGCCCTGGCTCGTCTTCGTAGGAAGGATCGGCTACGCCTTCGAGCACATCAGCGGCACGCCTGAACATGTATGCGATCTCTTCGTCAGTGAGCATGTGGTTACAGTCCCTTCAGATAGTAAGCGGCCACAGTTGGAGCGGCGCTAACGATGATGGCGGCTCGATGGTTGGTGCTGAACTCCGTTCGCTCACTAAGCTCAGTCTCAAGCTCAGCCAGGAAGTCAGCCGTTGCTTCGGCTGGCGTGCGGTCTTCGTGCGTATCAATTGCCATGATTCAAAGTCGCCTAGCTGGCCGTTCGGCCCTTACGGGGATCACGCGGCTTAGGCGTCTTCGCTGGTGCCCTTACCTGGTGCTTCTGAGCATAGAGAAGAGTCTTGTCTTCAAGCTCAAGCGTGGTGTCAAAGACCAGCTTCAGAGCCTTGAAGGCTTCCCACCACTCAGGGACGTGAGCCACGGGGATCAGTTCCCAATACTGCGGCCTGACGTGAAGAATGCCGTACCGATCGAACTTCGGAACTTCGATCTCTGAACCGTCAGGCTTCAGGATGAATTCAGCGAATCCGCCAGCGGCCAACTGAAGAGCCATGTCAGGATACGCGGCCTTACCCGACTTGTTATCAGCCAGGATCAGGTTACCGTTAATCCACGCGGCCCAATCCATCGTGCCAGCGTAACCAACGGTATCGTTCCATACCGTGAACTCACTCATGAACCACTCAGGCTGGTAGTGAGCTTCAAAGTCAAGGAACGCGCGCCACATGCCACGAGCCGTAGGGTTGGAAGGCTTCTCTTCACCTGTGTTGATATCGATATACACCATCGGGTCAACCACGTTGCCCCCGATATGCTCGTCAATCCAGCCGTGAACGATATCGCCATTCTTGCTGGCAATGTTCTTCGCGGCGTCAGGACGGTACGGCGCACCCTTCACAAGGGACCAAGCGTCTTGCTCATCCAACGTGGCAAGCATGGCTCGATTCTTGCTGGCGTAGGTAGCGCATTCCTTCGCGGCCACAGCACCAGCGGCCTTGAAGTTCTTCACGCTCTTAACGTTGGTGATCGAAGGCACCGAACGCTTATCGCCAGGATGGAAGTAGTAACGGCCATTGTCCGTGTCTTGTGCGTACTGTGGAGCGGTCATGAACTCTTAACCATGCCCTTCTCATTGTCGGGAACCGGAACCTTCCTGTCTTCTACAGGGCGGCGCTTGAAGTCGGCTGGCGGCAACGGGAAGATGAAGGCCAGTCCGATACCGATCAAGACCCATCCCCACACAGGCAAGCCAGCATGACCAGCCAGAAGGTAAATGGCTGAGAAGGCCAGGCCACCAAGGATCAGGTTCACGATGAACCCACGGAACTCGTAAGCGGTCATGACACACGATCCAATCTGGCTAGATACTCAAGTTCGTCTTGAATGTGCTTGTCTTCGTTGCACTCTTCACAAGCCTTGGTCAGGTTGCTCAGGATGTGCGGCCCGCCTAGGCACAGCGGCGTCTTGTGCTCAAGAGCGTAGATGCGGCCAGTAAGATCACAGTTACAGTAGTAACAGCGATCCATAGCCAGCAAGCCAGCGGCTTCAGCCTGAGCTATCGTGACAGTCTCCACGTAGACGCCAGCTTGGCGCGCTCTGTAGGCGTTGTCTCGTAGCTTACGGCTCAGCCGTTCCCTGGCCGATGTCTCACCGTTCACCTTTGCGTATGGCATAACTGAAGGTCTTCGAGCTAGCGGCCAGCGCGGTAGGGCTCGATGACACGCATACTCGGAAGGATCGTGATCGGTATGGTTCGGCTGGCGTTCCTGTATTGCGGCCCGTTAGTGTTCTTAACACAGGCCAGGTTGGCATGAAGACTGTCAGCGGCCATCGTCAGCACCAGACGCGGGAACTGTGTCACCTTACCCTGAATCTCATGATCACCTGGCGGCTGATCGAGCGGCCTTGGATTCCGCGCATTGGGATTCTGGTCAGGTAGCTTCGCGTGGTGAAGAATCAGGATGTGACACTTGATCTCTTTGGACAAGGCGTCAAGAGCCTTGATGAGAATTTGCATCTCATCCCACGCCATCGGTGAGGATACGAAGTCAATCAGGTTGTCAATCACCAGCACGTCAGGGAACTCACCGTAAACGGCTTCAAATGCCTTCACGCGCTGAACCACGATGCTGAATTCATCGAAGCCTTCATACTCGAATTCCACTCCGCTCAGGTGGCGGGAAAACTGGTCTTCGTAGTCTCCGGTATCGTGGCGCGTCATGCGTGCTTCTACCCGCTGTGCGTCATCGTTGGTCAGGATGCCAGCGAAGCGGCGTACAACCGTGAACTCATCAGCGTCAGCGCTGAAGTAGAGAACCTTAATCCCTTGGTCAGCCCACTTCACCACCATGTTAAGAGCTAGAACGCTCTTGAATGAGCCAGGCGTTCCCGCAATCATACTCACAGCGCCACGCCTGAAGTGAATCCCTTCACGGCTCAGCGAAGCGAAGGGATCAGGTAGCTTACGGCCGATGTTGCCTACGCGGCGCTTGAATCGCCTAGGGGAATACAATGTGACTCACCACAATCAGGGTTAGTATGACGATTGTCCACATGATGATTCTGAAGCCTACTGACTCAGGCTCAGCGGCTTGGTAAGTCTCAGGATCGTAGAGCGGCGCTATGGGCAGGTTGGACGATGGCGGATTAGCCATCGTCACACAAGCCAACATCAGGTCAAGCTGGCCACGCTCACCAGTTGATTCAAAGTTCTTCCGCGCGGCCTGCCATTGGTAGTGAGCGTCACTGGCTATGGCTAGCTGATACTCAGTCGCGCTGTTACTTCCCGTGCTTCGTGGCGTCCACTCAGCAAATGGCGACTGGTAACCGTAGAAGCCACCTAGCACGGCTTCTAGGTCTTCGTCAGCTACGCGGCTCACGTCCCACATGATCTACGCTCCGAACGGATCAGGCTTTGGTGCCCACAGGTCACGCCATCTGTCTTCACGCGCTATCGCGCGCTCTTCCCTGGCTTGCATCTCAGCCCTGAAGGCTTCTACATCTACTTCTGTGACCGTGGCACCTTCGGCATAATCAGAAGGGTTGTCATCACAGCGCCACAGCCTCAGCCCACCTGTGAAGTGTCTATCGAGCCACGATGCACACTCGTGCTTCACGGTGAAGGTAGCCAGCGGCCCTGACGCGGCCACCTTGTTAGGGTTGGTAACAACCCAGATGGTTTGTGATCTAGCCACGGTGGCCACCCTTCGGCCCGTTGAAGTGCTCGTAGCCTGCCACGATCAGAAGAAGCACGATGCAAGACAGGCCACCATACATGATCCACAGCAAGGCTTGATCGAGTGGCATTAGCTCAGCTCTTCCGCCAGCCAGATCATGAACGTGTTGACCCAATCGCCAGACAGGCCATAGGTGACGGCCAGGATAGCGATCCACTCAAGTAGTCCGATGAAGATCATCTGAATATCCTCCGATACGCCTTCTTGATGCCCCACAAGAGCGCCAAGACTAGGAAGACCCAGATCACGGTTGTGACGATGGTAACCATTAGCGGGTTGCCCCGCCTTCATGTTCCCACCTTTCTAGGTCAAGGTCTACGCCTTCGATACCGGGAAGCTGGAAGCTGAAGGAAGAGCCAGGCGGAAGCGCGTAGCGCACTGGCATAGGCACAGTGATACGGCACTGAACGATTATATGATCGTTCGTCTCTTCCTTGACGGTGGCTGTTCCCACCACCACGCCGTTAATCTTCAACGGCACTTGCTTGCCTTCCATCAGGAACCACCTTCCGAAGTAACGCTTCAAAGTCTGTGCGCTGATACCCAGCGCGGTAGCTATCGTGTCATCAGGGATGTGAGCCAGACGCATTGATTTAACAACACGTCTGAACTCATCATCTACCAGAAGCCTAACGATCGTGAACCACGCACCTTGGCCGTTCCCGCTGGCCACGCCAGAACTCAGGGCAAGTACACTTGCCGTTCAGGATGTTGGCCATCAGAGCGCGTCAAGATCGATGATCTCAATGGGCATGGTGTCAGGAAGGCCAAGCCACTGACGAAGGTAGCTGGCCAGGTTGGCGAAGGGATCGGCCGCTAGTGCCTCAGCCATCTGGCGCTCTGCCAGCCTGGCCCTACGCTCTTCAGCCTCAGCCTCAGCCTTGGCCACCATGTCACGAGCCTCTGACGTGAGCTGACGGCTCAGCTTGGTCAGAGCGCGGGCAACAGCCAGCTTCACAGCGATACCTTCGTTGTAGATATCGCCAGGCTCACGCTTGCTCGATCCTGTGGCCGTGGCCACGGCTTCGGGCATAACCTGAGCGTCACACAGACTCAGCATCTCAGCCTGAGCAACGGTGGCGTTGCGGTCAGACAGAACGGTGATGTCTACGGCTAGCTCTTTGAACATGATTACAGTTCCCTTCTTACGGCGCGGTTGCCAGTTCCATCTGTGCCCCACAGGGACAAGCGGGAAGACCTACGTCTATCCACTTCTGAGTTGTTCTCACCGTGTATCCGTCATCGGGACACGTGAGCTTGAGCATCCTGGTTGTCTGCGGTTTGATCGCGGCCATAGCAGGATTGATCTTCGCGTGAGGATACGGCCCTAGCCTATCCTTCAAGTCGGCTAGCCTGGCCCTTAGCACAGTGCCAGCGCGGGTAGCGGTCATCTTGCCTTCAAGACCCATGGCCAGAGCACGAACCTTGAATTCGCCTTTGTGCTCTGATTCGCCATCGTCGCTGGCGTGAATAAGCTCGTGAACGAGCACTTCGAGCACGGCAATAGGGTCTTCAAGCTCAGGTGAGACAAGAATCTCTGACGTACCGTCACGGCTGGCCTTTGACTTCCAGCACCAGCCAATACCCTTACCGCTTCGCTTACTCCATCCACACGCTACCCTGATGGCGTCAGGAAGATTTACATTGATCTCTTTAAACCATGGCCGTAGCTCTTCCACAGCGGCGGCAAGCCACGATTCACGGTTTTCATAGCTGCTCATTTTGCACTCACCTGGCCCCAATTCTCACCTGGCTCTGACACGTCACACAAGATCGGCACTCCGCGCCATTCCCACGTCATCGCGCGGCGTAGTTCGCGCTGAGCGTCCTTCACGTGTTCCACGGGAACACTGGCCAACAGCTCATCATGAACCGTGAGCTTCAGGTAGTCCCTGAACTCAGGTGCGGCCCGCATAAGCCTAAGCTCGCATTCCTTCAGAATCTCTGCGGCTGTGCCCTGGCCCATCAAGGCAGGTGCCTGTGTGTAGTAACGCCTAGGATCGGCCCGCATGTAACGGCCGAAGCCTGTTTCAAGGAACTGGCCAGCCTTGGCCTGTTCCCTAACTTCGTCTGTCCACTCCATCAGACGCGGGAACTCTTCGCTTCGGCGCTGGAAGAAGGCGTGAACTCGTTCAGGATTGTGGCCCTTGTCAATCAGCGTCTTGGCTGACTGGCCGTAGTTGGCACCGTGGCCAATGGCCTTGGCTTCTCCACGGAACTGAGCATCACCGAAGATCATCACGGCGTGCTCTGTGTGAACGTCCTTCCCTGGCTCGAAGAGCCTGATGTAGTTCTGGTCTTGTGCGTGGCCAGCAACACCGCGCATGTCTACCTGATTCAGGTCAGCGCTGATAAGAACCTGGCCAGGTTCAGGAAGAAGAACGTCACGCTCACGATGCCTACCACCACGCTTGCCCATAACCGTCAGGCCAGGGCTTGTGACGCTCGATCGGCCTGAAGCCTGGCGCATCACGATCAGCGGATGAACGCGGCCATCAACCATGTGGTCAGCAATGGTCTGGTAAATGGTGCGGGTTGTCGTGATCTCGATCATCAGGTTCAGGATGTACCGAAGATCAGGATGCACAAGACCAGAGTCAGCGATTGGCCGAAGGTCAGCGGCCTTCGTGCTCAGCCTTCCGCCATCGGTGATCGGAGGGTTAACGACGTTGAACGCGCGCCACACTTCAATCAGCCACTTACGGCCTTCGAGCGTAGATAGCGGTGAATCGAACTCTTCCCACGTCTCTACCTTGTCATTGCCTTTGCCTGACCAGTTGAAGCGGCCTAGCGGAAGATCGAAGTCTTCCGCCAGAATCCTGATGGCTAGACGCTTGTTCTCTTCGCCTTGTGAAATACGCTCTTCAAGTAGCGGAACATCAACGCGGAATCCGTTCAGCGTCATACGGCCATTCAATCCGGCTATGGTGTGCTCACGCCTGGCGTAGGCGTTGCCCTTGAATGGCAGTTGACCGATGATGCCACGGATAGCGTTTACATCACCTGCCAGGTATTCACGATATTCAGCATCGTCAATCGGGATGTTGGCGAAGCCACCGTGTTTCTTCGCTATCTCAGCGATAGAGCCAGTCTTACCGGCAACCCCACGGCGCTCAGCCACGTGATCAAGATCGTATCTATCGATGCTTCCGCCAGTGTCACGAGCCATAGGCGGGTAATCAAGGCGATCGAGTAGTTCTGTGTCAATCGCCTTCTTAGTGATCTCATCCCACCATTGCGGGCTAGCGTGGCCGTAGGCCAGCGCCAGAAGGTCAAAGGTGAAGATGCCGTGACCGTAGACGTATGGAGCGGCGTTAAGAAGCTGAATCAGCTCTTGCATATCAGCCGTGTAGCCAACGCCAGGTGAAGCTGTGAAGCCAGCCAGCTTAATGAAGCCTTCGCGCATGGCGAAGAGCTGTGAAGCGTCGGCTGTTTCAAGATCGAAGCCTATCGGCTCACTCATGCTCAGTACCTCCGTGCTCAAGTTCGCTGAGCGAAGCGGCTTCACCGTAGCGCTTGGCCATGTATCGCGCGGCGGCTTCGATGCGCTCTTCTTGCGTCAGCTCTACTGGCTCGATGCGCCAGGCTGGCGCTGGCTGACGCTGATACAGCGGAAGCCCTAGCGGCTGGTCTGTTGCGTAGGCTGCGGCCAAGACCTTCTCTTGCCACGGGTCAAGCTCGAAGCCCATAGCCCTAGCGGCGTTCATGACGGCCTGTGCGCGCTCTTCAGCGCTGATCTGAGCCACGCCTTCAGCGAAGGCCACGGCTGGCCTAGCGGCCTTCACAGCGCGGCTAGGGCTCATCTTGTAGTGGGTATAACAGATGATCGCGGCTGTTACCACGCTGGTAGCGCCAAGGATGATGGCGATCGTTACCAGTGTGCTGAGCACAGCGGCGGCTTGAATGTGAAGGCTCAGGATGAAGACCACGCCAAGCACGATCAGCACGATAGGCGATATGCCTATGCCTAGGTAGAAGAACACTTACTTACCTCCGTACTTCATCTGATACCACTCAGCCACCTGGCCAAGATCGTAAACATGGCTCAGCCCACGCGGCTCAGGTAGCGGTTGCGGGAACGTGGGGTCACGTTGCCTGGCCTTCCTGATCGCGGCAAGCGAGATGTTCGGGAATAGATGCTGATCGATTATCTCGGTCAGCGTCAGGGACGGCATAACTGAGACATCACCTGTGACAAGCTCTGGCGTCTCAGGGACAATCTCTACTTCAGCGGTAGGAATTGTGTCATTATCCTGGTCTGTCCTAGGCTTAGCCAGACCTGGCCTGAGACTGGCGTAAGGATTTAGAAGGATTGTGGGAACAGTGTTAGGAAGCTTGGCGATCGTACCTGAAGTCGCCATATCCTTAGCTTCCTGGCCACGGATGATAGGCACCTGGCACTCACGCACCTTGCCAGAAGCCACCACCTGAATACGGCCGATTACGTCACTGACCAGTGGCATAGGATGCTCAGGCACCAGCATTTGCCAATTCTTCTTGGTGTACCTGGCCAGCATCCGAACGCCTATGTTCTCTCGTGCCTCACCACCAGCGTTGTTACCGCCAACGGCACGAGCGGTCAACATCTGGCCGATGAAGAAGATGTTCATGAGAACCTGACGGCCAGCAAAAGCCACGTCCTGAAGGCACACGATGGCTGGTGACTGGCCAGTTCCGTTCAGCTCATTGAGCCAATAAGACTTCAGCCTGTTGGCTGTAAGGTTCAGCTCTTCAGCCACGATGACGATTCGAGCGCCAACGTTTGCCTCTGTAACTTCGCCTTCTACGTCAGCGCTGACAAGCGCGACTTCGTTACGTCTGTCAAGCTCAGTGCCAAGCCACACCAAAGCTTCGTGAATCAGCTCAGGTGTGTCAGCGTAAATAACGTTGGGCAAACCCCTGGCCCACGTGTGGCTGATTCGCTTGATGTCAAGGAATATGACGATTGAGCCCTTATACAGGGCTTGAGCGGCCACGAATCGAGCCAGTGTGGATTTACCGCCACCAGCACCGAAGGAAGCGCCAACATGCGGTGAATCAAGGTGAAGGCTGATGTCAACAGGAAGAGCCTTCTTGCCCAATCCCATAATCAGCGCGTCTGGCTCTGATTCCTTGACGTAGCGCCACACATGGCCAAGATTGACCAGGTTAGGTGGCGGCGCTGACGCTTCGAGCATCAAGCGCTGATGTTTGCCTTCGAGCATCCACGTAAAGTCTGGCTCTTCCATGCCAAGAGCTTCTGAGGCACGGGCAAGCAAGCGCTCACGCGCTGGCTCTGAATCATTGAAGGATTCAGGTAGCTCAAGAACAGCCCTATCCCGTTCCTTGGTGAGGCTGAGCCAGCTTGAAGGTGCCACGCTCAGTGGCACACCTGCCAAAGGTGCGATTCGGGCATGTAGCGGCTGAAGCCAGTCACGAGCCACAGAACGCCTGTGGATGCGGGCAACCATCTTGAATCCGAACCACACAATACCACCAGAGAAGGCTACTGACAGAGCGCTGACGGTAAGAGCTGAATCCAAGAAGAATCCGGCCAGGGCAGGTGGCGGGCAAAGCACCATCGTGCATCGGAGTAGAGCGCGCTTCCAGCGCGGCCAGAAGTAATACTTCGGCGCGTATCCGGTCTTGGTCAGTGCCTTGGTGCCCTTACGCTTCCAGCCAGCGTCAGTTTGCGGATTGCCATCCCAGTGAGCGCCAGACATGAAACGCCAGATGAAGATTGCCCAACCACGCCTGAACATCTTGTGATGTGCTATGTTGCGTAGGAACAGGAACGCAAAGACGGCTATGCCTAGCCCTATGATAATCAGAATGGCATGGCCCATTGGCTTAGTCCTTACGAATCCACGGGAGACGAACGGCTGTGAATCCACGAGCACGGGAAGCACTGACATAGCCAGGCTCAAGAATGCCCACCTTGGCCATTACGTCAAGAAGCTCAAGATAATGGCCCCACGTCATCGGAACATCAAAATACAGGTGATGCTTGCCTGGCGTGGAAGAATCCACGAGTAGCGCGGGAACGTCGATATCGAGCACAGGCGTATGAAGGCGTTCGCCTTCAACGATCTGGCCTTCGCTGTAATCGAACTGGCGAACCACTTGCTCTGAGCTAACGATGTTGGCTTCATCGAGCGAAGTAGTCTCTTCCAAGTCCTTTGGTCCCGTTTGCTGGTCAGGATCAGTTGACGTGGTGGCCCACTTGATGACGCGGTAAAGCCTGTTGGTCAGGAACGGAAGCGTCAGGTTCCGTGGCCTTCGGACTGGCTGTGTGATCAGGTCAAGATCAAAGGACTCTTCAGACATCGGTTCACGCTCCGATCAGTCGGCCATGCCTACGGCGTAGGCTGGCGGGCTTGTGTCCACGGCTGAGCTTGTTTGAAGCCAGCCTCATGACTTCAGGCGTTGCCTCTGGCGTAGGCCAGTGCTGGCCTTCCACATCCACGCTGAAGCCCTTCTCAGCGGCAAGGCTGAAGATGGCCTTCATGAGATCGGCGCGGCTCGTTCCCATCCAAACGCCAGGAACGCTAGCGCTCAGCGGAATCGAGTTGGCCAGGCCATCGGCCTGAATCACGATTCGAGACATGGTGTTAACCTCCGTTTGGCTGATCGGTCTTGCTTCAAGGTCTGTGAGCGTAGGACTGTTTACATACCCTCTTCTGTGAAGATGTCAGCCTGACACACTTCACACAGGTCACTGAGCAAGACTTCGCGCGCTGTGGCGCTCAGCTCAGGCAAGGCGTCTTGAATCGATTCGCCTTCATACCAGCGGGCTAGGCCAAGCACGGGAACCATGCCAGCGTCAGCCCATCCTTCACACGAAGGGCAATGGCGCTTCACGTTGATGAAGGCTGTTCCTAGCTTTGCCATGGCCCGAAGAACCTTGGCCTGATCACTGACTGTGAATTCAGCCATGATGAATCCCTTCGTCTTGGTTGGTGCCTTGAAGTCGTCAAGGCACTCAATCCTTACAATGTGACGTAGATCACACAAGCTCTGACCTGTGGGTACTTGCCAGTAACTTAATTTGTGAGCAACATCACACTGGAATTATTCGATTCGCTAGCTGACATAGAAGTACAGGGTAGGTATATCACCCTACAGGTTAACCCTCCTACAACGCTTCAAAGTTAGCTTAGTAAAACCACGTAGCGTAAGCGTAGTGGTTAAGGTAACTGTGTGTGTTAGTTAAGGTTAAAGCCAACTAAGCGAGAATCGCTAACGCGATTCTCTTACACGACCTGCACAAACAAGATAGTTAACAGGTGTTAACTAACTTCTGACAACTAGAGCGACAATTTCTAAAAATTGTCTTCTAAGCTAACAAATTCAGCTTGACAACTTCAATTCAACAACCTGACAACTACACAACTTAGCTGGCATTGATCCTTCAGACTGGCTGACAATCCAAACGTCAGTCCTTCAGAATCAGCTTCAGCGCTATTCAGGTCTGACCTTCGCCAGCTAGCGGTAAGCCGCACCGTTAAAGAGCGGTAACGAGACACTGACCACAGTGATTAACCAGTTCTGGTAATAGCTCGTATAAGGCCAGACACAGCAAACCCTGGCTGGTGTGGATCACTGGCCGCTGATTGCGCTCTAACCCTGGCTGTAGGGGTTCAGCCAGAGCCGACGCGGAGTAGATCAGTTCGGTAGATCGCTGGACTCATAATCCAGAGGCCACGGGTTCAAATCCCGTCTCCGCTACTAGTGAATTGTCATGAAGACAATTCGCCTTCATTTGTCCATTGGTCCGACGCTGTGACGGCCAAAAGCCTGAGTATTGGGATGCTAGCGCCAATGGACACAACTTAGCCAGATTAAGACCACATACCGATGCAAAAGCTTGCGAAGCGGATTCAGTGGCATAATCTGGTAAACCACGGTGGCTAGTAGCTCAATAGGCAGAGCGTCACCCTGTTAAGGTGCGGGTTACTGGTTCGATTCCAGTCTAGCCAGCGAAGGGAACTTAGATGGCTGTGATCATGATTCAGACGGATTCGCCTTCTAACGTCCTGATGGAATTCGTAGAAGCGGCTAGGAAGTTTGGTCACGTCTCTACTGGCTGGACTAGTCCGATGGTTAATCCCATGATCAAGATTCAGGGCATCGAGATTAGCGACTTCCTAGGGACGGTGGAAGATGCCAGCGATGGGCATGTTCGGTCCACCGAATCGCCAGACCAAACCATCACAACCCACGAAACAGCCAGGCGATACGCTTCTGACAAACTCCACGGATCAGAAGTGTGACAAGTGCCACGTTGCCGATGCAATGTGGCTCGTGCTCGTGCCAAAGGGTTATATCACGCTTCCGCTCTACTTCTGTGATCATCACTTCAGAGAGAATCAATTCAGCTTCGTGAGCAACGGTTATGAGGTTAGGTCACTATGAGCGAAGTTCCGTCAACAGTGAAGACTGGTGACTTCGGCCTTGTCACGATCTCTGGCCGTGGCGGGAAGCTGATCCGTCTAGGCCAGTGGCTTAACGGTGACGGTTACGCTGACTATGAACACGCCTTCGTCTATATCGGTAATGGTGAGATCGTAGAAGCTGAGCCACGTGGAGCTACGCGGACAAACTTCCACTACAACCCTTCGGCCGTCTTGTGGTCTTCTGGACACTTCAGCCTGAACGAGCCTGATCGAGCGGCTATCCGCTCTGCGGCCATCGGCTATGTGGGTACGCCTTACTCCGCTGCGGATTACTTCGCCATTGCGGCTCATACTCTTCATCTTCCGCATGGCCCGGCACTGAAGAGCTACGTTGCCAGCTCAAAGCGGATGATCTGTAGCCAGCTTGTAGACCAGTGCTATCAGGACGCTGGCGTTCACCTGTTCAATGATGGCCGTTGGCCTGGCTATGTCACGCCAGGTGATCTCTACATGTTGCTTCAGGGTAGGCGTTGATGGCTGTAGTTCCTTCGGTTGGTAGTCATTGCACCATCAACCTTCCCAATGCCACAGTGATAGCGCTGAATCCTGGTAACACATCAGCCCTGTTCCGATTGGCTGATGATGGCTCAGGCAACACCTTTGAATTCTGGCTTCCGCTGAACGATCCACGGATTCAGGTAACACAGGCTTTGCCTGCCAACTGGCCACCTGTTGAAGGTGATGTGTGGTCAGTGACAGGCCAGCCAACTGTTGAAGCGTTCGTAGTATCTGATGGCCAGGGACATCTGTTCTTCGTTCAGGCTCAGGATGTACGTAATGCCTACAGCGGGAACACAACCCCACCCATTACCACAGATGCGGCGCTAGCACAGTTCGGTACGGCGTTGGTGTTGCTCTACCGTAAGGCATAGACAGGCCATGGCTAAGCCAGGTGACATAAGGAATACTTACGCCTGGCAAAAGGAACGAGCCGAAGCCAAGGCTAACATGGTGAATGGTACACCGTGCTTCAGGTGTGGCCGTCCTATGTACCGATGGCAGAGACTAGACCTTGACCACGTGATACCAGTGGTTAAAGGTGGCGCTAATTCCCCTAGAAAACTATCGCATAATTCCTGTAACTCTAGGCATGGTGGCAGGATAGGGAATCGATCACCTAAGCGGCGTAACGGTCAGCAACGTAGAAGACTCCCACAGTGGTAGGGACTCCACAGCGCTCTGACCTGCGGAAACTCTTCCAAGCCTCTGACCTGCATCTTTAGGATGGCCAGCTCAACACCGCCGCGTCGTGACCTGATTTTCTATAGACCCATAGTGACCACAGATCACACCTTGTACGGCCCTGAGCGCCACGCTCACCGACTTAGAGACGTACACACGTCTCCTGAGAGGCTGAAGCGTGAAAACACGACTGAGGCGGCTACGAGACTACGTGGTGAGCCACGTTGGACGGCGTAGCGGCTTGCTACTGATCTTCGCCATTACGGCGCTGTTCTACGGCGCTGGCCTTCTGGCCGGATACGAGCCAACCTTCAATAACGCGCTTGATCTTCCCGTTCACCTATTCGGGTATATGTTCATCGGCGCGGCGCTAATCGCCTTCCTTGGAATCATCTTCCGCTGGTCAAAGGTTCCTTATGCAACCAGCGTTGCCGTGGCGTTCTTCTGGGCGGGTTTGCTGGCCGTATTCTGGGCTAATCCCTTTGGGTGGACGGCGGCTATGAGCTGGGTTGGCATTGCCCTTATGTGTTTCTACGCGGCCACCTGGCCACGAGTAAGGCGGCCCGGCCAGCGTGAGAATAAGAGCACAGACGCGGATGTGATGTTATGCGCAACCGTAGGCTTCCCGTCAAGGTCAGGAAGCTGAAGCTCTGGAAGATTCAGGGCGGGAAGTGCTCACTCTGCGGCCTTCCGCTGGACTTTGAAGAATCGTTTCTTGATCACGATCACGACTGTTGCAACATGCCTGTTGCTCAAGCTTGCGGGCTCTGTGATCGCGGCGTTCTTCACGGCACCTGTAATACATTGCTTGGCTTTGCGTATGACGATGTGAACCTTCTCCTGAAGGCCATCGAGTATCTGAAGCGAACTGACATCTTGCCGAAGGGTGACTAATCCAATGCTGTTGCTAATCGTCTTGCTCTTGCTTCTCTTGCTCTTCGGCGGCTTCGGCTTCGCGTTCCACGCGCTCTGGTGGGTACTGATCCTGATCATCGTCGTGTTGCTCGTTTGCGCTCTTACTGGCCGATTCTGAGCCATGGCCGGAACAGACGGCCCTTCGATCGAAGACGGCGTTAGGGAAACACTCAGGCGTCTTGGCGTAGAAGAGCCTAAGACAGCACCAGAATTGATCTCGATTCTTCTGGCGCAACGCCTTGATAAAGGCGTGGATGATCGTAGTTTGGGTGCGATTAGCGCACAATTGCGTCAGGCTCTTGAAGACGTGAACACACAACCGCGTGAACAGGAAAACAAGAGCGGAATTGACAAACTGATAGATGGGTAACCGATGGCTGATAAGCTAATCGGCTTCCAGATTCCGCGCATCGAGTCAATACCCACTTTCGTTAGTTCCCGTGGTGAAGACGCTATTCAGCTAGCTTCTTACGCTGGCCTTGATCTCGATCCGTGGCAACAGCGCGTGCTCATCAATTCCATGGGTCTTCGTGAAGACGGTAAATGGAGCGCGTTTGAAGTCAAGGTTCTGGTAAGCCGTCAGAATGGTAAGGGCTCGATTCTTGAGGCTCGTGAAATAGCTGGCCTATACATGATCCGAACGGATCGGCTACTTATTCACACGGCTCACGAGCACAAGACGGCTTCTGAGCATTATCAGCGCGTCTGGTCACTTATCAGCAACACGCCTGATCTGAGCCGTAAGGTAATCCGTCACAGCTCAGCCTATGGCCGTGAATTCATACAGCTCAAGCCTGGCCCTACGGTGATCCTTGGCGCTGGCGGGAATCAGGTTCTCAGGCAAGAGTCTTCGCGGCTGATCTTCATAGCCCGAACGGGAAGCTCTGGCCGTGGCTTTACTGGTGACTTCCTGGCGTATGACGAAGACATGACGCTGAAGACGGCTCAGGTTGGCTCAAGCCTTCCCGCGCTCGGTGCGCGGCCTAACCCACAGGTCTTCTACGCGGGATCGGCTGGCGAAGCTCACTCGGAACAGCTAGCGCTTGTGCGTAGGCGTGGCGTGGCTGCGGCCAACGGTGAGCGGCCACCTGGCAGGCTTTACTTTGCCGAATGGTCTATCAACTGGCACGAAGAGGATTGTACGGCATTCTGTACTGAACACGATGATCCTGATTCAGAGATTGCCGTAGCCAGGGCTAATCCTTCTTACAACATTCGGCGCTCACCAGATGCTATCGAAGCTGAGCGCGAAGGCTTGTCCAAGTACCAGTTTGAGAAGGAAATTCTAGGTGTAGGCGTTTACCCGGCACCACTAGACGCCTGGCTTGTGATCACTAAGAAGTGGTTTGAAGCCACAGCGGACAAGACAGACCAGCCACCACGTGTGATGGCACCAGTCTTCGCTATCGAAGTGGCACCTGACCGAAGCTCAGCGGCTATCAGCGTTTGCGGTAAGAGGCCAGACGGCTTCATAGGCGTTCAGGTGATCGAGCATCGGGAAGGCACCAAATGGCTTGTGGATCGTGTTCAGGCCATTAACACGAAGTGGCAACCGAAGGTTTGGATCATAGACAAGCGCGCGGCCACTAACACCGTGATCACTGAGCTAGAACGTGCGGGCATACCGCTTGAGACAATCGGCGCTCAGCAAGTGGCGGAAGCGTCAGGCCAGTTCTATGACGGCTTCAGGGATGATCTGATCAGGCACTACAACCAGAGCAACCTACGCGCGGCCCTGGCCGCTGTGGACAAGCGTAAGCTCAGCGAATCATGGGCATTCGATCGGCTTAACAGCGCGGTTGACCAGTCACCAACGATGTCAGCGGCCTTCGCCTATTACGGATATCTGAGGTTTGGCGTGGAAGAGGATTATGACGCTACCGAATCGGTTCACTTCGATCTAGCTGAGATTAAGCGGCTATACCGGATTGGCGTCTATGGCCCTGATGATCTCAGGCGGCTTTATGACGAAGAACTGATCGATGATACCGGGAAGGCGGCGCTACGCGATGCGGGTATCAATTTCTGATCGTGTGCGCGCTTTGCTGCGGCCCAATCTCCGGTATTGGGGAATCAGCTACCCGACAGACCTAATCCCACGGCGCACAACTGGCGGAAGCTCAGGCTATCCGTACGTTGACGCTAACACGGCCATGCGGAATAGCGCGGTCTGGGCGGCTCTTCGCCTTCGCGCTGACCTTATGTCCACTCTTCCGATTGACGGATTCCGTAAGGTGGTTCTGAACGGTGAGACAATCCAGATCGATGCTGGATTGTCACCTTTCATGCAATCACCTGGCTTCATGGAATGGCGCTATTCGAGTCAGATCGAGCTTGACCGAACTGGGAATTCGATTGGCCTGATTCTTGAGCGCAACGCGGTTGATAACTACCCTTCGGTAATTGATCTGTATCCGTCAGCTCATTGTTCACTGGTCTACCGTGACGGCAAGCTATACAAGTACCGTATTGCTGGCCAGCTTTACAGCCCTGACGATGTGTGGCATGAGAAGCAATACACGGTCAGCGGTCTTGACCTTGGCCTGTCACCTGTGGCTCACGCGGCTTACGTTCTTGGCCAGTATCAGTCTGTTCAGCAATTTGCAACTGACTGGTTTGTCGGTGGCGCTACGCCACGAGCCAGGCTGAAGAACACGGCTAAGAAGCTGAATCAGCGTGAAGCACTCACGGTCAAAGAGGCTTGGCGGGCTTCACGTGCGGCTGATGAGCCTTTTGTTCACGGCAATGACTGGGAATATGACCTTCTTCAGGCTCAGTCGGCTTCGGCCGATTGGATGGAAGCACAGAACTACAGCCATGTTGACGTGGCCAGGTTCTTTGGTGTTCCCGCCGATCTGATTGACGCGGCTGTAAGTGGCCAGAACGTTACTTATGCCAACATCACTCAGCGGAACCTTCAATTCCTGATCATGCATCTTGGCCCGGCTATCGCCAGGCGTGAACTGGCCTTCAGCCAGCTTCTACCACGGCCACGCTTTGTGAAGATGAACACAGATGCGCTCTTGCGAATGGACCCACAGACGCGGGCTCAGATGATTCAGACTCAGATCGATTCGCGCACCCTGGCACCGTCCGAAGCAAGGCTTCTGGATAACAGGACTCCGTTCACTCAGAGCCAGATTCAAGAGTTTGATGAGCTTGGCCTGAACCGGCGTGGTTCTACTCCGCTCACGAGCCTTGGACCGCTTGACACGAAGGGTGAGCCTATCGCGGTTACTGTGGCCAGCATTAAGCCAGCGCCAGCGCCACAGGCACCAGCGCCAGAAGCGCCACAGCCCACGGAAGGAACTCCCAAATGACAGACATCCGCGCTCAGCGCGCGTCGGCTGGTGTGCCTAATGGCCGTGGCCGTATGGCCATTCACTTTGATAGTCAGCTTCGCTCGAAGCTAGTTCAGCGTGACGGTAAGAACTTCTTCGAGTTTGATGGTTACGCCACTGTGTTCAATAAGCCTTACAAGATGTATGACATGTTTGGTGAGTACACAGAGCAGATATCGGGCACAGCTCTTGATGAGAGTTTGGCACGCGGCCCTGATGTGGTCTTCCTGACCAATCACCGTGGCCTGACGATGGCACGCACCACGAACGGCACTCTCACGCTTGAGAAGGATGTAAACGGCCTTCACATGGTGGCGCTTCTGAACGCTGAGCGTATGGACGCTAGGGAACTGTCTTCGGCCGTAAATGACAAGCTGATCACTGAGATGAGCTTTGCATTCATGATCGATGACAACGGTATTAGCTGGAATGATGACTACACACAGCTCACGCTTACGAAGATCGATATCGATCGTGGAGACGTTTCCGCTGTTAACTACGGTGCCAACCCCTACACGTCGATTGGCTCACGAGCGTCTGACATCATCCGTGAGCTTCGTGAACTTCCCGCTGGTGCCCTGGCTGACGCTCAGGAAGCGCTGAACGGCGTCTACGCCTTCGCGGCTGGCAAGCTAGCGGACAAGTCTTCACGGCGCTTCAGGGACGCGGCTAGCGCGCTCCACAGGGCATCTGTGGCCCGTGCTCAGGCTATGCGTGCTGAAGGCAAGACGGATGAAGAGATCAGCGCGGCGTTCCCTGATCTTGACTTCAGTGATTGGGTCATCGTTGACGAGACTGGCGAAGATGACAAGACGGCCAGGGCTCAGGCTCAGCGCGCTACCACTGATCCTGATGAGATGCCAGCGGAGTTGGCCAAGGCTGTTGACGCAACGCTTGACAGTATGAGCGCGATTCTTGATGCACTGGACTACGCCAGCCAGACGCCTGAAGTTCAGCAAGCAATCGACCTTCTACACGCTGGCGAAGCAACCGTTGATGAGTTGCTAGACGCTCTTGGCGCTACCGATCCTGACGATATGGATTCGGCCGAACGTAAGCCATCGAGCAAGCAAACCACGCGCGCCAGTGGCGCGGTTAGTGAAGTCAAGCTTCTGGCTCAGAGGCTAGCTCACATTGAAATAACTGGCGATTCACGGTAATACTCACGCGGCTACTGCGGATGAAGTAGCAACCAGCCTGACGCTGAGGCTTTGAGAAGCGTAAACCAACAACCGTTTCAAGCAAAGGAAGGACATTCACGATGAATGTTCAGGAACTACGGGCTAGGGTTGAAGTTGAACTCGAAGCCTCTATTCAGCGTCAGCGGAAGGCACGGGCTGAGATTCAGCTTATCCACGATACCGCTTCCCAGGAAGGGCGGGCTGAGCTGAGCGAGGAAGAGCGCGATAGGACTTCCAAGCTCTTTGACAATATCGACCTGGCCAAGGCTCAGGAATCCGGTATTCGTGACAAGCTGGCCAACGTGGTTCGGCTCGAAGCTGAAGAGAAGGAATTTGACGCTCACGCTGGTGACACGCTTCCTACTCGTGCGGCTTCTGTCCCGAATCCTCAGCGGCGTACCGCTCAGGCTTCGATCGGACGCGAAGAGCGCACTTATCGGCCTGACACCGATCCGACTGGTAAGACCTTCCTTCAGGATGTGGCGCGCCAGTTCCTTTACAACGACGTTCACGCGGCTACCCGGCTGAGTCAGCACATGAACGAAGAGCGCGTTGAAAGGGCTCAGTACCTCACTCGTGCGGCTGGCGATACCACAACGGCCAACTGGTCTGGTCTGGTTGTGCCTCAGTATCTCGTTGACATGGTGGCACCTGCCGTAGCCAACCTTCGGCCCTTCGCTGACGCGGCTACGAACAAGCATCCGCTACCCGCTGACGGTATGTCGGTCAACATCTCGCGTGTTACCACGCCTGCCAGTGCTGGCCTTCAGTCGGCTGAACTTGCGACTGTGCCCACTCAGAGCCTTGATGACACTCTTCTGACCATTCCCGTTCAGACGGCGGCTGGCTTCCAGAACGTGTCTCGTCAGGCGATTGATCGTGGAACCGGAATTGAAGACACCGTTCTTCAGGACTTGTTCTCTCGGTACGTGACCGACCTTGACAACCAGCTCATCAACCAGGCAACTACTGGTCTGGTGAACGTTGCCAACGCGATTACGTGGACTCAGGCCACGCCTACCGGCGCTCAGCTCTACGGCCAGGTTCAGGGTGCGGCTTCCAACGTGGAAGCTAACCTTCTGGCCATGGGTGAGCCTTCCCACGTCGTGATGCACTCACGGCGCTGGTACTGGCTCAGCGCTCAGATGTCCAACACTTACCCGATGGTGAACTTCCCGAACATCCCTGTCATGACGACTGGTCAGGGTACTTCGATGGGTTACGCTCAGGGACTTCGCGGATATCTGCCGAATGGTCTTGGTGTTGTGGTTGATAACAACATCCCGACCAACGTTGGCGGTACTCAGGACTTGGTTATCGTCGTGCCTCAGCGCGAATGCCACCTGTGGGAAGACCCGAATGCCCCGGCATTCATCAGGGCTGAACAGCCTAACGCTACGGCGCTTGGCGTGCTTCTGGTTGTGTATGGTTACTACGCCTACACCTTCCAGCGCTATACCGGCGCTATTCAGAAGCTCACTGGCTCTGGGCTTACCACTCCGGTATTCCCTGGCTGATCCTGATTCTCAAGATGGTTTGGTGCGCCAGGTCAGCTCTTAAACTGGCCTGGCCACCACGCCAGGAAGGCACAAAACGATGACTGGACCCGAATGGCTAAACCTTCTGAGGCTCAGGAACGCCAAGAATAAGAGCGCTGGTGGCGCGGCTATTCAGGCTCTTACTGCGGCTCAGATCAATCAGACAAGCCAGTTCCTTACGATGGCTGGTGGCAACCCTGCCCTTGTCAACGATTATGCGGCTGGCTCTTCGATGGGCTCTTCACTGACTGGCAACACGCCTTCTACGGTGATCACCCTGGCCAAGGAAGTAGTCAATAATCCGATTCTGATTCGGATCACCACAACCGTTGGCGCTACGCCTACGGCCACGTTTGCTATTCAGGGCTCACTGGATAACTCCACGTGGTTCAGCATTGATTACGCGGACATTGCCACGCCTGACACGTGGGGACAGTCCACATTCGTGATCACCACGGCCACCACGGTTCAGAAGGTGGTTAGGCCACACCAGAAGGTCAAGTTCCTTCGGTTCAACATGACGGTTAACACCAACGTGACTGTCACTACTGCGGATGCGGTGATTCTCTGATGGCGGAAGATGGCGCGCACCTGGCGGCGCTCAAGCGCCAGCACGCTTATCTGAAGGACGCTGGCGCTGATCAGGCCAAGCTGAACGAAGTTGACCTAGCGCTACGGGCTCAGGGAATTGATCCTGACGAGCTTGATAAGCCGAAGGCCAAGAAGGAAGCTGTTCCTGAGCGCCACGAGCCTATCAAGCACACGGCCGAAGAGACGAAGACGGAACCGAAGCGCGGCCCTGGCAGGCCACGCGCTAGCTCTAAGCCGTCCTGATCACCACGCGGAAGGCGGCTAACTCGTCATGAGTTATGAAGTGGGCTCAAGTTACCGCTTCCCGTTTACGGTAAAGGACTTGAGCGGCGTTCTAACCGATCCTGTAACCAAGGTCGTTACGGTAACCCTTCCTGATCAGACCACGGCCACACCGTCAATCGTGGCGGATTCTACGGGCACATTCCACACTGACTACACGTTTGCTCAGGAAGGGCTTCACAAGTTCCAAGCCGTCACCACGTCACCTGTGACGAGCAAGACGGATTACGTTCCCGTGAACGTCTTCCGTTCGGTGGTTGGAGTGGACGAAGCGCGGCTTTACATCGGTGAGACTGACACAACGCGAGATGATGTGTTGCGTCACGTTATGGCGGCTATAACTGAGAAGATTGAAGGCATCGTAGGGACGTGCGTTATCCGCACATTCACGAACGAGCGCCAGCCTGGCTCAGATGCCATGGTTATCAGGCTGAAGAACGGCCCGCTACCTGATGAGAATTCAGTCACGGTGATCAGCTCTGTGTTTCCTGGTGGCCCGGTATGGAACGCGGCTCAGCTCATTGTGTATCCCGATTCGGCTACGGTTCAGGCGGCTGACCTTCTTCCCTTCTGGTGGGGACCGTGGAAGGCCACCTATACGGCTGGCCGAAGGGTTATCCCTGTGTCGATTCAGCTAGCGGCCAAAGAGGCAATCTTTGACTTCTGGGCTAATCAGCGGCCCTATGGAGTTGACATGATGGAGCCAGGAATGGACGCAACCGCCAGGTGGGAAGAGGCACTTGTTAACTACGATCTTCCGCCCCACGCCAAGAGCCTTCTTGAGCCTTATGAGATGCCAGGGTTTGCCTGATGAAGCTAACAGCCGTAGGGGATGTTATCACGGCCATTGCAACCGCTCTGGATACCGCGCAAACGTACCCGGTATTTGATGGCCCGATCTCGAAGCGGCCAAGCCGTAGCGCCAGTCAGTTTGTGGTTATCGGTGGTGAAGAGCCGTGGCTTGATGAAGAGCAAGCGCCAACTAGCGCGGCTTCGATGCAACAGGAATGGAAGGGACTTGGCCAGAAGGCCAGGGACGAAGACCTTCAGATTCCCTGTTGCGCTGTGGGCAAGGCTTCCACGGTTGGCGCGGCCCGTGGCCTGGCTCTGGCTGCGGCTCAGAATGCCTTTGACAGCATTGGCCTTCACCCAACCGCTGAGACATACAACGCTCTGGTATCTGAGATAACAGCGCTCGATTCACGGCCCGTGGCTGGTGGCGCTGTGGTTGTGGCGCACTTCGTTATCACAGCTCAGGCACGGCTCACATAAGAAGGGAATCACCGTGGCTCTTTACAAGTATCTTGGCCCATACGCTGAAGTCAGGGTATCGGTGGCAGGGACCGAAGTCGGGACCGTAGCCAAGGATGAATCGATCAGTGTTCCTGATGAACTGGCTGATCTGAGTGAGTGGCCTGAAGAGCATTGGCTTCGTGCTGACACTCCGAAGGCTTCCAAGAAGACAGAAGACAAGTAAGGGGAATGAGCTAAATGGCTACCGGCTCAGGTCTTGATGCACAGTTCGGTACGAAGACTGAAACGACAGTCGGTACTCAGGTCACGCCTGTTACTCAGTTCTTCCCGTTCAACAGCGCTGGATTGGCGTTCGATCCGTCCTATATTGAAGGTTCTGGCCTGATGGCAGGCCAGCGCTTCAAGGACATCAGCCAGGCTGGTATTGCTCGTAAGAGCGCTACCGGCAAGGTAGAGATTCCCATCATGATGAAGGGATTCGGCTGGTGGATGAAGCACATCCTTGGTTCTCAGGGCGGCTTGTCCAACCCCACGCTTATCAGCGGTACGGCGTATAAGCAGGTTCACGTACCTGGCGGGCTTCGCGGTTTGTCATTTACCAGCCAGGTTGGCAAGCCTGAACCTGGCACAGGCACGATTAAGGCTCTGACTTACCGTGGCTGTAAGGTGACTGACTGGGATTTGACGTTGGCGGATAACAGCCTGTCTCTTCTCTCGATGACAATCGATGGATGGGATGAAGACGGCGTTCCCGCTTTGTCTACGGCGTCTTACCCGACTGGTAACCTGGCGTGGAACTTCTCTCACGTCAACCTGTTCAACACTGGTGGCACGCCTTCCACTTCGGCTGGTGTCACGTCTATTTCTGGTGGCGTTACCGTTCCTTCTGTTGTCACGAAGCTGACGCTATCCGGCAAGGCTTCTCTTGCCAATGAGCGATACGGGCTTGGCAATGCTGGCGTGAAGAAGGAACAGCTAGAAAATGACTTCTTCAGCCTCAGTGGTGCTTTTGAAGGTGAGTATGACTCGGTTACGTGGGATACCGCTTTCAGGACTGGTAGCACGGTGGCGCTTCAGTGTACGTCTACCGGCCCGGCCATCGGCGCTAGCTTCTACACGATGGATATCATCATTCCAGCGGCCAAGATCACCAAGGCACCTGCCGAAGTGAGCGGCCCTGACCTTGTGTCTGTGTCTGGTGAATTCACCGTGTATTCCAACGGCGTTGACCCAGCGTGTCAGGTAACTCTTATCAGCACGGATAGCACGGCTTGGTGATAGCCGGATTGGCGGATTCATGGCACGAAACGAATTCGCTACTATCCAGATGACGGCTCAGTCACAGGCTATCGTCAAGAGGCTGAAGGGCTCTGATGTCATGCCTGATCTCAGGCGTGAGATGCGCGCGGCCACTCAGCCTCTTCAGCCAGCGGCGCGCCAGGCGGCGCGTAGGCTTCCGTCACAGCGTAGGCGTACCAAGGTTGATTCGCTCAGGACGGCCATAGCCAACGCCATCACGCGGAAGCTCAAGCTGAGTCAGCGTCAGGTCTTGGTGGCGATCGTAGCGATTCCGAAGGGCGGGAAGAGCAATCTTGCACGAGCGCTAGAAGGTGAAATTCCATGGGAGCATCCGACCTATGGTCACGATCCGATAGTCACACAGGAAGCACATCCATTCTTCAAGAAGACGCTAGACAAGTACGAACCTTCAGTGACACGAGCCATTGAAGGCGTTCTAACCAAGTTTGAACGTAGATTGTGAGCCAATCATGCCCATCATCCGAATAAAGGACTGTCTGAACTGTGGCGTTCCCCACGAGTGGCTGTTTACTGGCGCTCGTCTGAAGGAACTCCGAATGATCAAGGCTCTGACTGGTCTGTCGGCCGCTGAATTCGCGGCGGCTGGCGATACTGGCGATCCAGATGCGCTAGCGGCGCTTATCTGTATCCTTCACAAGCGCGATAAAATCAATATCGCGCTTGATGACGTTGACGTGGACTTTGACGACTTCGAGATGATCGAGACAGAAGAAGAGAAGGCGGCTATTGCTGCGGCTGAACGTGAAGCTGAGCTAGCCAGGGTATCGAGCGGCCCAAAACACTAGAAGACTGGCTATGGCCTGATAAGAAGGGCGGGCTAACAGCACAGATACAGTCTTACTACGCTGACTTCTGGTCTGTCTTCGGAATCAACGCGGTAGACATATGGGAACTCACCCTAGAAGACTTCGTTCCTATGACACTTCAGGTGGATAGGGAACGAGCAAAGGCCAAGACGGAGGCAAGTAAGAATGAGTCGCACGCTCGTTTACGTCTTGCTCGGTAAGGACCAATTGTCGTCAGTCAGCAAGAAGGCTGGCGATAATGTTGAATCCGATTCAGGACGTATCAAGGGTGCGTTTGGTGCTATTGCCGGAACAGCCCTGAAGGTCGGTGGCGCAACAGCGGCTATTTGGGGTGGTGGTAACGCGCTAGCCGCTGGCATCAAGTACAACGCACAGCTTGAGCAAGCCAAGATCGGTTTTACAACCATGCTCGGCTCAGCTCAGAAGGCTGGTGCCTTCCTTAATACCCTTCAGGCATTCGCGGCCAAGACTCCGTTCAACTTCCCTGAGCTAGTCACGGCGTCACAGCGTATGATCGCGTTCGGTATCTCATCTAAGGATGTGATACCCGACTTGACGGCCATTGGTGACGCTGCGGCTGGCCTTGGTATCGGCTCTGAAGGCGTTGACCGTATCACCACGGCCATTGGCCAGATGCAAGCCAAGACACGTGTTCAGTCTGATGAGATTCTTCAGCTCACGGAGTCTGGCGTTCCCGCGCTTCGTATCCTTGCCAACGAATACGGCGTTACCACGAAGCAAATGCAAGAGATGATCACCAAGGGTGTTGTTCAGTCTTCGGTGGCCATTCCTAAGTTGCTTCAGGGTATTGAGAAGGGAACGCGCGGCGCGGCTGGTGCAACCACGGCCTTTGGCGGGCTGATGGCGGCTCAGAGCCATAGCCTGACTGGTATCTTCAGCAACTTCGTAGACGTGGCTAACAAGCGGCTTGGCCAGCTTGTAGCGCCAGCTATTCCCTTCATCAAGTCGAGCCTTGGCGTGCTCACGAACCTGATGAGTGGTGGTGGCGGGCTCAAGACGGCCCTGAACTTCATCAAGACCACGTTTGGCGGAACCTTCCGCCAGCTTGGCTCATTCGTTCGTGACCTTGGCGCTACCTTCCAGAACATATGGCCTGTTATCGCACCCTTCGCTAAGGGCTTGGCGGCTCTGATTCCGGCCGTCCTGATAACGTCTCTGCGGCTTCTTGGTGCCTTGCTAGGTGGTGTGGTCGGCCCTGCCCTGAAGTCTGTCTCTGGCTTCATCAGGGACAACAAGACGCTGTTTCAGAGCTTGGCTGTGGCTGTTGCTGTGGTCACGCTGGCCATGAACTCAATGAGAATCGCGCTGGCTATCTACTTCGCGGTTGCACGAGTGGTAGCTATTGCCACGCGGCTTATGACGGTGGCTCAGTGGGCTCTGAACGTTGCCCTGAACGCCAACCCTATTGGCATCGTGGTTGTGGCCCTTCTTGCTCTTGGCGCGGCCTTCGCGTGGGCTTGGACGCACAGCGCCACCTTCAGGAACATCGTCATAGGCGTCTGGAATGCCATTAAGAACACAACCTTGGCGGTTGTGAATGCCATCGTCAACGCGGTGAAGACTGGCTTCAACGCGGTTACTGGCGCTGTATCTGCGGCCCTTAACTGGATTAAGACCCATTGGCCGCTGTTGCTGGCTATTCTCACTGGCCCTATCGGCCTGGCGGCTCTGATCATCATCCGCCATTGGGATAACATCAAGAACACGGCGGCTAACGCCTTCAACGCGGTTGTATCGTTCTTCCGTGGCTTGCCTGGCCGAATCCTTGGCGCTATCGGTAATGTCGGCCGTCTGCTGACTGGCATTGGCGGTCAGCTCATCTCTGGTCTGTTCAGCGGTATCACTGGCGCTTTGCGTAGCGTCGGCTCGTGGGTCAAGAACAACATCTTTGACCCGATCGTTGGCGCTATTAAGGGACTCTTCGGAATCCATTCACCTTCAACGATCATGGCTGAATTGGGTGGCCACCTGGTAGGCGGGCTTATCAAGGGTGTTCTTAGCAGGAATCCGAAGGACTTCATTCTGAAGGTGTTTGGTTCGCTTCCTTCAGCGCTTGGCGCGCTGATCGGTAAGGGACTAGTCAACCTGGCCAGGCTTCCCGGTAAGGCTCTTCGCGCGCTTGGTTCCCTTGGCGGGAAGATCGGTGGCTTCTTCGGCCGTCTATTCGGTGGTGGTGGCGGCTCTGGCGTTCAGCGTTGGGCGGGCTTGGTGTCTCAAGTTCTGGCCATGCTTGGCCAGCCTCAGTCATATCTTGGCCTTGTGCTAAGGCGTATGAATCAGGAATCTGGCGGCAATCCAGCGGCCATTAATCTTTGGGACAGCAACGCTAAGGCCGGATATCCAAGCCAAGGGTTGATGCAAACAATCCCGCAAACTTTCGCGGCTTATGCGGGACCATTCCGAAGCCGTGGAATTCTTGACCCATTGGCCAATATTTATGCTGGCCTGAATTACGCTTTGCACACTTACGGAAGCCTTGCCGCATTGGCGCGGCCAGGTGGTTATGCAAAGGGCACCAGCAACGCGCGGCGTGGTTGGGCATGGGTTGGTGAGCGTGGCCGTGAGCTTCTTTACTTCCGTGGTGGTGAAGGCGTGGTTCCCGGTAATCAGGTCAGCGCGGCTGGTGCTGGCGGAACAACCCTCATCTGGACTGGTGACGTTGTTATCCGTGGTCATGCTCTGGCAACGAAGCAAGAGATCGGCCGTGAAGTCAGCGATGCACTAGCGGCCTTCAAGGGCAAGGGTGGAAGGACTTCATGAGTACGCCAATCCTGCCACGGCCTGACCACATCTTTGAAGTGGCATTCACGAGCCTTGACGATGGCTTGGTGTGGACGAACCTAACGGATTACATCGAGCTTCAGGAAGGCATCAAGGTCAGCAAGCGGCGTCAGAACGTATTCGATGACGTGTCACCAGCCACGCTAGGTCTGGCGCTGGATAATTCGCTAGGGACGTTTAACAATGACAAGGCTGGTCAGCCGTTCCTAGGTAAGGTTCTGATTGACGTTCCTTCGCGGCTTCGTATCCGCTGGCCGAATGTGCCTACAACCACGGCTAACATGCTCAGTGACGTTCAATCGCTGGCCAACGATACTGGCGGATTCCAGCCTGATCAGGGATCACTGGGCATTGATACCACGATCGCGGCTGTGACGCTTGAAGAAGACGCGGCTGATTATGCGCCAGCGTGGAACACGCGGATAGATGTAAACGATTCCAACGGCCAGTGCTTCGAGTCTAATACCACAAACGCGCTGGCAACCTTCACCTTCACGGGAACTAAATTCACGTGGACTGGTGAGAAGTTCTCTGACCACGGTATCGCGGCTGTGTCGGTTGACGGTGGCACGCCAACCAATGTGGACCTATACAACGCTACGCGCACTTACGGGAATACGCTGTTTCAGGTCAGCGGCCTGGCACCAGCACAGCACACGGTAACTATCAAGGTGACTGGCACGAAGAACGCTTCTTCAACTGGCTTCTGGATTAGCGTTGACACGTTCATCGTTGAATCGGTGGCTACGCCACCTTCAGGCCAGACGGCTGACTTGGTGTGGTCTACTGGCGTGCTCGATACCACAGGCGTTCAGGTTCTTACTGGCGTAGGCCAGGCACCGAACCGGATTCCTGACGATGCTGAACCGATCTACGTCAAGCCTTCCACGAGCTACAGCGCCAGGCTTCAGGTCAAGGGTGACACAGCGGCCACGGGAATCAGTTTCGCTGTGAAGGCTCGTATCCGCTGGTATGACATGAACGGTGCCTACATCAGCGATAGTGACTCAGCGGCCAGCACAACGCTAACCACGAGCTATCAGGCTGTGAGCGTCACGGCCACTTCGCCAGCCAACGCGGTGACGGCTCGTATGGGCATCGTCAGCCAGACTCTAGTTGCGCCAGCGGTACGAACGATTACTTGGAACGGTGGCGATCAGCAAACCACCAACTACGGCACGAGCCGTAGCGTCATCATCCCGACCAACGCGCTTGTCAGTGATGTGTGCCTGGCATGGGTGCGAGTTAACAACGCATCTGCCACCGTAACGGCTCACGCTGATTGGACGGCTGTAAACTCGTGGGCTGACTCGAAGGGCAAGACCTGGCTTTACCGGCGTACCCTTCTGGCCACCGATGCTGGCAAGAAGTACACCTTCAGCACGGGCACCACGAAGGCTGGAATTCAGGTCTTGCTGACCAACTACAGCCACGTTCACCCGACAACCCTTATCCACCAGATAGCTGAGACGACTGAAACTGTCTTCCGCGCCACTCACACAACGCCTAACGTGACAACCACGCTGGCCAGTTGCCTGATTGTGAGCGCGGCCTTTGACGTGTCTGGCGTCACAACTTCGTGGGGTGCGCCAGGTGGTGAACAGGTCAGGAACGTTGTCTACCGCACTGGTGGTAATAGTCCAACTGGAATAGTAACCGACTTCGGTACGCCACAGGTGGCGGGAACCTACGGCTCAAAGGTCTTCACGGCCAACAGCTCTTCTAAGGCAGCAACCATGCATACGCTGGCGCTAGCGCCAGCTACTAACACTGGCCCTGGCAACGTCACGGTTCAGATGGGTGCATTCGAGTTTGTTCAGGGCTCACTGGGCACCTGGCAGCAAGGCGGAAACTGGGAAGCGCTGTTTACCGGGCTCACCGATTCGTGGACTACTGAATACCACGGTGAACTGACTCTTAGCCGCTACGCGGCCACTGACCGACAGAAGGTCTTGGCCAACATTCCTGTGGGCTCAGCCGTGAGTGAGACAATCATGGCTCAGAATCCCATCGCGTATTACAAGCTTGACGAGCAAGCCAACGGAACCGGCCAGCAACAGCAAGCGGCCAACTCTGCTGACGTTGTTCAGGATGCGCTTGTTCCTGTTCAGCTTGGTACTGGCGGCGCTATCAACTGGGCTCAGGGAACTGGCCCGGCTGTAGATGGATCGAGCGCGGTTATCCTGGCACCTGTGGACCGATCAAACGGGATCGGTCTTCGGTCTGTGCTTGTCAATCCGCTGGTGAATGAAACGTCAGTGACGATATGCCTGTTCTGGAATTCAACAGATTCAGCGGCTACTGTCCGAAGCATCGCTTCGGTACAAGACTCCACGTTCGGCATTAATCCTAGGTGCCTGTTGCAAATAGCGGGAACGCCTAATACCAACCTGTATGCTGACGCTTCGATCGGTAGTGAGGCAACTTCGGTTTACGTCAAGGCTCAGAAGAACGCTGGTTACTTCGATGGCAAGACGCATTGCCTGGCGGCAACCTATCAGCTCACTGGCGGGCAACTCGTAGTGACGCTGTATATTGACGGCGTTCAGCAAGCCACGGCTTCGAGCGCTACGCTTCTCTCAGCGTTCCCCACAATGACGATGGCGGCTGTTGGTAGTCAGGCAACTCAGGCTTACATAACTGGCGGAACCTATTCACATGCGGCCTTCTTTGACCAGGTTCTTGACGCTGACACGATCGGTGACATCAACACGGCCGGAACTACGGGCTTCGCTGGTGACACGATAGACAACCGCATGGGTCGGCTTACTGACTGGACTGGCCAAGACCTTGAAGACCTTGACGAGACAGACACCGTGGCGGCGCGTCACATGCCTGATGAGACGAGCCTTCAGGAAGCTCTACGCCTGGCGGCTAAGAGCGAAGGCGGAACCTTCTACATCGGTGGTAATGGCTCGATCAAGTTTCAGTCTCGTGACGTGAAACAAATCACCACTACTCCGCTGATCACGGTTCAGGGTTTTGAAGTTGATGACGGCTCATTCCAGAAGGTCACTGATGATGCCTTGCTGGTGAATAATCCTCAGATCAAGCTCTTGTCTACCGGCGCTGTGGTTCAGCTCACAGACTTTGTGAGCAAGGCTCTTCATGGCTTGCACAGCAAGCCTATTGACACGATCCTTGCCAGCACGGCTGACGCTCTGAACTACGCCACGTATGTTCTGGCCTTCTATTCTGAAGGCAATCCGCGCTGTGATGAAGTTCAGCTTGAAGGCTTGCTTATGCAAGACTGGGCAAACGTGCTCTTGATTGACATCTGGAAGATGATCCGTATTCAGGGCTTGTCTACCAGTGAGCAAGTGACAACGATCGATCTGTTCATTGAAGGCTTTGAGATCAATATCACTCCCGATTCGTGGGGACTGACCTTTGATACTTCCACGGCCATTCCCTTCTGTGTCCTGAACGATTCCACGCGCGGCGTATGCGGCGCGTCAGTGGTTGCGTGGTGAGCTATGCCTACTGACCAGACACCGATAACGTGGGTTGATGGCGTCACGGCGCTGAACGATGCCAACTTCAATACGGAGGTTAGGAACGCGGCGCTGTTGATGATGAACCCTCCCACGGCCAGCATTCGGCGCGCCAGCGGTAGCCAGTCTGTCACACAGAACGTTCTGACCGTGATCACGATGGATACGCTGAACTTCGATACGGAAGACCCGGCAACGCCTATGTGGTCTTCTGTCAACCCTTCGCGCATCACGGTACGAACGCCTGGCTGGTATGAATGCACCGCTAGCGCTGAGGTTAACTCAACACTGGTGGCCACCTATACAGCGGGCTTCCGAATCAACGGCACAACGCTTTACAACGGATCGAGCGTCACGAGCAATGCCGTTCTTGGCTTCCTTGATGTGTCTCCTTCGGCTCTTATCCTCTTCGCGGCCAACGATTACATAGAGCTTGTGGTTACTCACAATGCCTCAGCGGCACAGTCCTTCAGCCAAAGCTTCTTCTTGCCCACTTTGTCAGTTCTCAGAAGGCGTGGTGTCTGATGGCCGGATTGGTTATCCCAACGCCAACGCTGGATACGTGGGACGCTGGTTCGTTTGTCTCGGCTGACTTCCTGAACAAGAATGTCAGGGATGTTCAGAAGTTCCTGGCGTATGCACCGCTGACAATCGTCATGCGTAACGCTTCTCAGTCGATAGCTGATAGCGCTCAGGCAACGATCACGTGGGATACAGAGATCATCGATACTGACGGCATGTTCACGTCACCAAGCACAAACCTTGTGGCGCGTCGGCCAGGTGTTTACGCTATTCAGTATCAGATGAACTTTAACACTTCCACGGCTGGCGGTATCCGCTCAGGCCACATCACCATTAATGGCAACTGGGTTGCATCCACGAACAACGCACCAGCGGATAACCCGGCCAACCAGACGTGCTCAGCTCTGGTGGCGCTGAATACTGGTGACATCATCACTGGTATGTGTTTCCAGAACTCAGGTGCGGCCCTGGCCTGTGGTGCCAGCGCCAACCCCTACAATGCCCCGCGCATGGCGGTAAGGCTTCTGAGCGCGGCCAGTCTTGATGTGACGTACTCTGGTGGCGCGCCAGTGACGAGCAACCCGAAGCCACCACCTAGCAAGCCACCAACGGGAACCACAACTTCCAATTTCACGAAGACGTATTACGCCACGTGGTCACGTACCTATGATGGTGACAACACCGTCACATGGGACGATTCGGCTTATTGCTTCCAAGGCAGGTATGACAATAACCGTGGCAACACTCGTTCGCTCGTGGGCTTCAACTACGGCCAGATTGAACGAGACTTGAAGGGTGCGACCAACATACGAGTGGTGTTCCACTTTAAGGTTGCTCATTCCTATTACAACTCTGGCATGACGGCTATCGTTGGAGCGCATAACTATACGTCCAAGCCTTCAACGTGGAATACGAACAACGTATTCGAGAATCAGAAGTCACGCGGTAGCTGTGCGGCTGGCGGTAACTACTCAATTGACTTCGGTAAAAACAACTGGGAAGGGTGGGCATTCCAGAACGGGATTATCACGGGAATGGCCTTCGGCCCTGGCCCTTCCACGAGCCTTACTTACTACGGCTATTCCTATGGTGCCACTCAGGGCGGGAAGCCTTACCTAGTCATCAGCTACACGAAGTGATGTGAGCCAATGCCAACGCCTGACTGGTTGCCACCTGAGACGTGGCAAGTGGGAGACACGCTAGACGCGGCCACGCTGAACAGGCGTATCCGTGATCAGTTCACTGTGCTGTTGCGTCGGCCGCTGACTGTGCTTACAGCCAGCGCTTCACAGACCGTAGCCACGGGAACTAACACAACGATCACGTGGGATGTCATCACTCAAGATGATGACAACATGGCTATGAGCGGCACGCCTGTCAGCAACATCTACGCTCAGCGGGAAGGGACTTACCAATTCTGGTACAACATCACCTTCAACAGCAACGGCTCAACGGTGAACACTCTTCAGACTTCGGTATGGCTGAGTAACAACAGCACAACCCGAAGGTGGGATTATCAGGCACGCGCGGCTAGCTCGATCGAGAGTTGCCGATCAGTAACGGGAACGATGTTCCTTCAGTCAGGTGAATTCTTCACGGCTCACGCCTTCCAGAATTCAGGTGCGAACATGACAACGCGCGTGGCTAACGGCACGCCAAGCCTGATCGTGATGTGGCAAGGGATTAGCTGAGATGAAGCGGAATTTCTGGAAGGTGGTTTACAGGTGCGGCCACCGTGGCGCATTCCTGTTGTTCCTGGCTTTGCTCGATGGGCTTTACGGATACAGCCTCTTCATCGAACCTGGCCCAACCGTAAGTATTGACCTGTGGTTCCCTGTTCCTGTGTGGGCGATCATCTGGCTTGTTACTGGCCTGATCCTGCTGACTGGCGTCTTCGCCATTCACGATCGGATTCACTACGCACTAGCGGCTACGGTTAAAGCCGCATGGGCGGCGGCTTGGCTGAACATATGGATATTCGGGACCGTACCGCGTGCCTGGATATCAGTTGTCATATGGGCGGCTTTTGCGGCCACCGTAGTAGTTGTTTCATCCTGGCCAGAGAAGAGGCGTGAGCGCGTAACTGAGCCAAGCGAAGGTGAGTTATGACTGACAGTCAGATCGTTGAGATACTTCTAGCGGTCTTGGCGCTGGTAGTTGGTTATGGTTCCTACCTTGGCGCTTCGCGTGCTGCTAAGGCCACTGAGCAAGCCAAGAAGGCTGATGTTGATGCTGAGGCTTACGAGCGTGCCAAGAACATCTACGAATCAGCTCTTGAAGTGCTCGAAGGCCACGTTGAAGGGCTTCGCGTTCAGATCAGGGAACTTGACGAGCAACTAGGCCAGCTACGGGCATCCAATGTTCAGCTCAGGGCTGAAGTCATTGAGCTTCAGATAGCCAAGGTACGTCTTGAAGCACAGCTCAAGACAATCGAGCTAGGGTCTGGCCCTAAGCCAGTGATTAAGAAGGAAGATGGGCAATTATGCTGACTCGTATCTACCAGGCTGCGGCCTACATGCTGAAGACCAATCCGGCACTGGTGGCGGCTCTGGTCAACGTAGGCGTGGCTATGGCGGCTCACTTCGGATTCCACGTGACGGCTGATCAGCTTGTGGCATACACGAGCATGGCGGCTGTGTTCCTTGGCCTGATTGTGCGCGGGAACGTGGTTCCCCTGAACAAGCTTGACGTTCAGATCAAGCCTGTGGCGCTCGAAGAGCCAGCGGTGATCAAGCATGACGGCTCTAACTGAGCTTCACGGCGTCAAGGCCACATCGTGTCAGGTGACTACGGCTCACAATCCTCAGCCACTCAGGTTCGTGTGGCACCACATACAGCCTCAAGAGGCTGGCGGCGCTACCGTGCCTGGCAATATGGCCAACGTCTGTGACTCGTGCCACTACTCCATTCACCGTGTTATGTATGAACTGTCACGCGGCCTTCCAGTTGAGAAGGCACACAGGAACATAACCAAGCTGGCTCGCCAAGGCTATGAAGCGTGCGTAGCCGCTGGCACAGTTAACAAGATACCGAATGAAGGGTTATCACGATGGTGACGTTTCACCCTGGCTTGAAGCCTAACGATCCTGCCAAGGCACGGCTCTACTTCCGTATGTTCAGGGCACCTGGCGCGGTTGCGCCAGCCAGCGTGGACTACAGTTCAATTCCGTCAATCGGTATGCTCGGTAATGACCAGTATGGCGATTGCGTAGAAGCGGCCAGCGGCCACGTGGTAGAGCAACAGACCTTCATCGGCCAGGGCACCGAACTTCAGGTAACCACGGCCGAAGCGCTGGCGGCTTACTCGCGCATCACGGGATTCAATCCCAGTGACCCGAATTCCGATCAGGGTACGATCCTTCAGGACGGATTGAACGATCTTCGGAAGGTCGGATTCAGCGGCCACACGATCGCGGCCTTCGCTCAGATCGATGTTCACAACCTGGCTGATGTCAAGCTGGCGGTTGCCGAATTCGGCGCGGTAGATATCGGCTTCAGCTTCCCAGCATCGGCTATGGATCAGTTCAACGCTGGCAAGCCATGGGATGTGGTCAGCGGCTCACCGATCGAAGGCGGGCATTGCGTCTTGGTGGTTGGCTATGACAGCAATTACCTGTACGTCTACACGTGGGGTGCAATCCAGAAGATGACTTATGCCTTCTGGGCTAAGTACGTCTCTGAAGCGTGGTGCCTGATTGATTCCGATTGGGTCAACGCGGCTACCGGCGTCACGGTGGCTGGCATCGATAAGAAGGCGTTTGGCGCTCAGTTCGCGGCGCTGACTGGCCAGCCTAACCCCTTCCCTGACGGCCCTACGCCACCTGGCCCTGTGGTGCTTGATCCTGCCGAAGTGGCGTTGGTGAAGGCGGCTAAGCGCTACCTGAACAGCTTCAGCCCACGGGCTTACCTGGCTACGGCTCTTCGAGCCTGGCTGAAGGACAAGGGACAGAACTAGCAAAGGTGAGCGCCATTGCTGCGGCTCACCAGTGGTGGCGCTCACCACTCAAGTAACAAGACGGAAGGCTTATCCTGATGACGATTTTTTACCCTGACATCAGCTCTTTTCAGGGCAACATCAGCCTGGCGGGTACGGTTGCCGTATGTGCCAAGGCTACCGAAGGCACGGGATGGAACGATTCGACCTATGCCACCCATCAGGCTGAAGCGGCGCGTCATAACGTGTTCTTCTTTGGTTATCACTTCTTGCACGCGGGCAATGGTGCGGCTCAGGCTGATCATTGCTTCGCCAAGGTAGGCAAGACGCCTATCATGCTCGATTGGGAACAGACCACGGGCTCTATGCCTGGCGTTGCCGATGCCGTGGCGTTCATCGATCGTTTCCGCGCGCTAGGCGGAATCGTGAACCTGGTCTACCTGCCGAAGTGGTATTGGCTGAAGATCGGAAGCCCTTCACTGGCACCTATCGCCAACCGTGGCCTGGCTAATGTCCAGTCGGCTTACACGTCATACAGTGACACGAGCATCAATTGGAATGCCTTTGGCGGGCTCACTGTGGCCGTGTGGCAGTTCTCAAGCTCGTTCCCGTTCAGCGGTCAGCGCGTGGACTTCAACGCCTACCGTGGCACGCTCGATCAGTTCAAAGCGCTAGTTATCGGTAAGGATGTTGTTCCCATGAAGCCAGAAGATCAGGTTCTCAGTTTCGGCGCGTCTGGTGATGCCGTGACGTATCTTCAGAAGCGTCTGAACGTGTGGGGTGCGAAGGTGGCTGAAGACGGCCAGTTCGGTAACGGCACGCTGACGGCTGTGAAGGCATTCCAGACGGCTCACAAGCTAACCTCTGACGGCGTGGTCGGCCCGAAGACGTGGCTTGAGCTAGATAAGAATCCGTCTGGCTCGAAGACGTGGCAGGCTTGGACGGCTGGCGGTATGTATTCGCTGGCTGACTTCGCTAAGAACGTGGCGGGTACTGACGTGGCTTCGCTCGTGTCCAACACGGTGAAGCACTATGGCCACCTTGACGCGGCGGCTACGGCCTACGTTGACGGCCTGGCGGCTGGCACCGTGAAGCCTACTGACAAGATCAAGGGTGCAACCTTCTGGGTTTTCGCCTGACACTGGCCTAGGTGCCTGAATCCGACGCTGTGACCAGCATTAACTCACTAGAATCTAAGGGCTCTGGACACGTTACCTGGCCCTGACAGAATAGCCCTGAAACGCGCTCAGATCGATTCTAAGGGCACAACGCAAAATAGCCCGGTAAGCCGTAAGGCTACCGGGCTATGATGCTTCTACGTGGTTCTCAGGCGGCTTCGCCAAGCGCGCTGGCCATGCTGGCACGCTGGTTGACGAGTGAAGCGAAGTTCTGGCACTCCGTGTAGAGCTTACGGCCAGAGCCACCAGTTGACTCAAGCACGTGTGTCAGCTCAGTTCCATCAGGCCACTTGATCGTTGTGGTAACCAGGTGGTGACGGTTGCCGATTCCTGACGTGTCATCAACCACAGACACGTGAGCGCCAGCTAGCGGGAAGTCATCGGCTGACTTCCTGAACCCACTGAATCGGCGCTGAACGATTACGTCTTCGTACAAGATCACTTCAACCAGAGCGTTGCCCACGCGGGCAGGCTTCAGGCTGGCAACCTTCCTGGCCTTCTCAACATGACTCGATGACATCGGAGTTGTCTTCCTACTTGGTGAGCCACGGCCCTGTTGCCGTGGCTCGTTCTGGTTATGCCTTCTGTGGTGCGAGCTTACGAATTTGCTTCGTCTTCCCGCACTTGACGCACGTGGGAACCTTCAGCTTCCCGCGCTTGCCACCTTGGTAGTGGTGCCAGCAAAAGAGCTGATCGAACGATGAAGCGTTCTTTGTCTGGCGCTTCTTGCACTTCTTACACGTGCGGCTCTTCTTGCCTTTGGTGAGCTTGCCCCACTTCCCGTAAGAGTGGAAACAGAATAGAGCGTTCGGCATGGCGGCTAGTCCTTCGGGAATGTTTCAAGGAACAACCGAAGCGCGGCTTCAGCGCTGGCCATTGAGCCTACATACGCTTCTACCATTGCTGGCCTTCCCTGAAGCTCACCAAGCGTGTTAAGGATCGGTGAAGGGTTGTTCAGCATCTTGTCTAGCCTGTCTACGTCACGGCGTAGCGCGGCCAGGTGGCTTCTCAGGCTGGCTCGTGCGTCTTCACGCGCGGTCAGCAGATTGAGAAGCATGACTTCGAGCGGTGAGCCTTCAGGCCAGCCACGCTCAGTGGCTAGCCTGTTGACTTCCGCCAGCGTTTCCCGTGTGTTCACGTCACGCCACCTGATCGAGATGAGCCAGCGCGGCGGCTAGCTTCTTACGGGCACCGTTCTTCTGGCTAGTCCACAGAGCCGAAGGCTCGTAGTTGAACACGCCAGCTTCTTGCATCTCACGGCCTGTCATCGCTTCAAAGAACCTGGCGATAACGTAGCGGCGCTGTGCGTCGGGAAGTTCCATGATGGCCCTGGCGATCTCGTCTTGGTGATACGCCAGTTCAGCGGCGTCAAGCGCGATAGGGTCAACGCTGATCAGGTCAGCCAGCGTCACACCGTCACCACGCTCAGCGTCAAGGCTCAGCGTGGTTCGCTGAAGTTCTGTGGCCGGATTCCGGCCGTGAAGACGGCTTGGCGCGCCAGTGGCCCGCTTGCCCTTCACGATCTCGATCATCCGATACTTGGCCTTCAGCGTCAGCCACGCGGGAAGTGAACCCTTGTCCCGTGTGTAGGACTTGAGCGCCAGCCACATAGCTATGCGGCCTTCCTGAACCAGGTCTTCTAGGTCAGGAGAATCAGCGGGCATCATCTGGCTAGCGGTCTTGAATAGCCACTTGTGGTAGGCGGCTATGATCTGATCTGGCGTCTTACCTTCGATCAGCTCAGTGGTTGCGGTAGTCACTGGTCTTCGCCTTCCTGTGCGCTGAAGATGTCAGACAGAAGACGCTGGCCAGCCTCAGCCAGCACTGGCGACAGTTCGTCTGTCCCTTCGAGCCGATAGGACACAGCGACAAACCAGGGATGGCCTGTCTCTTCTTCGCGGCGCTCTTGCCTACGCTGAAGAACTTCCACGTCTTCCATGCGCGGGCTCTTGGCCAGGCCACGAGCGGCCAGCCTCAGCGGGTAACGGCTGCGGCCACGAAGCGGATGCTTGGTGTTGTGCTTGGTAGTCACTGACTTTGCCTCTCATTGGGTAGCGGTACGATCTTGTAAGCGTCGGCTGATGGGTAGAGTATTCCCGCCACGGTTGCTCCGATGGAGACGTGAACGGACTCAAGCCTGAGCAACCCATCAGGGTAGTCTTCAGGAGACTCAGCCTTGGCTTCGTCAGACTCAGCCTGAGCTTCCCGAAGGTGGTTGATAAGCATCGGAAGATTTTCATAATCTGTCTCGATTGCTACCAGGATTCCCATTGTCTTTGTTCCCTTCCGTGTTCCGAATGCCTGTGGCTTCAGTCTACCCGAAGCCACCGACATTCACGAAGACGGCTGGCGGTTGCGTGGATGCTCGCACGAGCAATGATAGATGTGACATAGGCCACACTTGATCAGGTTGTGGATCATCGGCCCATCATCCTGTCTGGGTTGTTACGCCTGGCCACCCATCGGTGAATGTGTTCCAAGAACCAATACGGCCAGATGGGCAGGCTTCTGGTTTGCGGCACTGGCTTTGACCAATCGCCATTGGCTACCCGATGGCCTGTCACCGTAGAGCGCCAGGCATCGAAGAGCGCATCGAAGATGTATGACTCACGAAGGCACTTACTCACGCTGAACAGCCTCTCATCCTGGCCCATAGCCTGATGTGGAATATAAGCCTGGCCCGGTAGATAGGGTCTGTGATGTCTCGTTTCACGCGCTTACCTCTTCGTCTGGCGGGAAGTCAGGCACTATGAACTGAACCACGTTCTTAGTGTCCACGTGGCGGCTCAGCTCTTCGGCGCTCTGAACCGTGACCACGGGAATGAAGTCACCGAATGTGCCAGCCTCTTCAGACCAGTTGTGAACGGTGATGTCTGGCCTGTCTTGCGTTCCCGTGGCCGTGATCATGTAACGGCCATCAGGTGTAAACGCCTTGATCTCAGCCATTGCTTCCCTTCCGATCGGTGGCGGGCTTCCAAGCCTCACCAGCCTTGGTGATGTCTGGCACCACGCCAGCGGCCTTCTCACGCTTGCACGAAGGACAGTTGATATCTTCCGTGGTGCCTGGCCGTAGGCCATGGCCGAAGCCAGGGTGATTCCTTACATCGAACATCGTCTTACCTCGAATTTCCTAGTTACCTGATGTGTAATTATGACTAAGTGGAGTTGACCAGAATCGAACTGGTGTCCGCTAGCTACTAGGCCAGGCGTGAGCCTGGCCGTTCGCTACCGTCGAAGCCCTTCAACCCCTGACTAGGGCTCAGCGGCTCTGAGAAGCACGCTGAGCGGTTTTCCTGGCGCGTCGGTACGCCAGGAACCAACCGATCTGGAAGCCAGCACAGAGCATCTGAACGATGCTCAGAGCCAGGTGAACTGTACTCATCCGCGCCACTTCCATTCACCACTCAGGGCAAAGCCAACACGAGCGTGGCTCTTGCCTTCGTTGTAGAAGACACCGACCTTGTGACCAAGGCTGGTCTTGCTGACCTTCAGCGCGGCGTGGCGCGCTTCTAGGAAGGCTTCAAACGGATCAGCGAAGTCATCAACGTTGAATCCTCCGTGAAGCGTTGAATCGCCTTCCCGCTTGACTGTGTAGTTGGCTTCAGTCATCTGTGGTCTTCCCTTCGGTTGACTCGGTTACGATTGCTTCGCGCTCAGCGAAGTAGTGAGCTTCAAAACAGCAAGCCCACAGGATAGCGTGCCATTCACGCCGTGAACAATCCTCTGTGTCAGGATCACACGGGATGTTGGTCTTCATCTCTTTCATGAGATCAGCCTAACAGGTTGGTCTGACATTTACGGCTCTGGCCGATACCAGCTTGGCGCGGCCCGGTAGCTTGGTGGCGTGGCCGTCTTGACTTGTGCGTCAAGCTGGCTCAGGTACTCGTCAAGCTGAAGAAGCTTACGGGCTAGACGCTCAGCGGCGGGAACGAACATCGGCGCGTCTGGCGTCTCCTGAAGCACTATGTAGGCGTCTTGTACGGCTGTGGCCAGCACTTCGCGGCTGGTGCGTCGGTCAAGCATCGTGGTTCCAATCAGGCTCGAATCCTCCGCGCTCGATCCACGCGGCCAGGTTGGCGTAATGGCGCGCGGCTTCACGCCTACGGCCAGCGGCCAGCGCTTCGCGCGCCAGCCTCAGAGTCTCGTTCGGGTCCATAATGGGCACATCTCTTCCACTGTAGTTATCGTCTCATGCATCGGGCAGGATGTCAAGCGCGAATCAGAAGGAATCGAACCTTCAGCCAGCGCGGCGTATTCCGCGCTGGCTTCACCATGTGATCCTGTTACGGCCGATGATCGGCCACGGTGAACATATCGGTAACGTGGTCATAGGTGATAACCACGTTGCCCCACCGTGAAGAGCCAAGAGCCTTGGCCGTATCGGTCAGGAACTTGGAATCAACCAAGCTAGTACCCAGAAGGGTACGGATGCGCTTGATTGCCGGGATGGAACGAAGAGCGGTCAGGTTCTCAGGATCGAACCGTTCCACGCTGTTGACGTAGAGACTGAACGGAAGGCCACCTTCCAGAGCGCTACGGATAACGCTAGGGTAGTTGGAATCTTCCGCACCGCTGATGTCTACGATGTACTTCACTTCTGTTCCCTTCAGGGTTGGAAGGCCAGCCAGGCGTATTCCTGGCTGGCCGTCTAGCGGGTAGGTCAGGCACCGACCTTCAGAAGGTCACGGCCAAGCACGCGGCCAAGCACGTTCAGCGTGTCAGTGTCGCGCGCTTCCGTGGTGCCATCGATCATGTTGGAGTGGTAGCGCTCCACGCGGCCACCGTCAGCGCCACGAACAACGCCGTTCCACGTCTGCCAGGTGTTGACGGCCTGGAAGACTCCGAACGCCGTACCGTTCCACGGCGCGGCCTTGGCGTCAGTGAAGTAAAGGTCAGTCAGCTCAGCGCGCTTGTTCGTGGCGATCGTAGCGCCACGGCTTCCGCGCTTGCCTTCCTTGACTTCGGGAACCGGAACAGTCTCGTTCAGGAACTCGTTCCACTGAGCCTCAGTGACGGGAAGGCTCATCAGCATCTCAGCGGACTGGCTGAAAGCGTCAGAGCTAGTGAACAGGATGTTCAGCGCTTCGCGGATGGCCTTGTCAGTCTCCGCTGTGTCGCTGTTGGCCGTGTGCTTGAGCTTCTTCGTGAACAGAGCGCCAAGAAGAGCGGCGCTCAGCGTGTTGTCACACACAGCGGCGTCAAAGCCGATGCCCCACTGAGAAGCCAGGGAACCATCAGCGCTGGTGGCTGCGGTCAGGAACGGGACATACCCGAATCCGCCAACCTCGAAGGAATCGCTCAGCCTGATCTGAAGCCAAGCCTGAGCGCCATTGCGAAGAAGGCCAACGCTCTTGGCGGTAAGGTCTGACGAGTGCGTGTCAAGCACACGAGCGGCCTTGTTAAGAAGGAACTCAGTGTATCCGTGGATACGGTAGCCGGAACTGAAGACCTTGATCAGGTGGCCAGTGTCCTGACGAACGATGCCCTTCATGTTGCTGTTGGTGGCGATGCTTGACTCACCGTTCGCACCAGTGTAGATGGCCTGAACCTGACTGGCTTCCACCAGCGGAACCGAGAGAACCTTACGAATCTCTTCGATCGGAACCGGCCCGCTGAAGTGCGAACCGTCAGTCATGTGGTTCTCAGCGGCCCACCATGCGGGACCGTCTTGGCTGGTGTAGCCAATGCGGATGTTGTTACGGAGCCAGGTCATCGTCTCTGCGGACATTTGTTTTCCCCTTCCAAGGGATCGAGTGGCCGCTTGTGCGGCCTGTCTTGCGTGGCAGGGATCGGAGTTGAACCAATCTTCAGCGTGTCTGGCATCTTAACCAGCCTGTCTGACCATTCGCGTTACCCGCACTTGCCAAGCCGTAGGGACTTTCGGACCTACAGCCGATCACCATCAACTAGCGTGACCTTAACGGTTGGGTGGCTTCGCAACGCTACCTGCCGTACTTCGTGTGAAGGTTCTTTCAGCTTGAGAACCTACAATCGCTCCTAGGTCTTATGAGCCTCACGCCTGCCGTGTACCCTAGCAACTGTTTCTTAGCGTGTGCCGCTTCGCCTAGCCCTATTGAGTTTTCAATCTTCTTGTGATCCCGGTTCCCGCTTGCTTCTCGGTTCGTTTTGCCCTACAAGAAGAACAATACCCTAGT